AGCGAAGTGGCGATCGTGGTTGGTGAGACGAGCCTCGATCTGCCCGGCTGCGGTACCCCGGTCGTAGGCGTCCTGCGGCGATTCGGTCACGTCCTGTCGCTTCCCCGTCGAGCCTCGATGTGTCCTCGGTCAGCATAAAGTGGCCACTTCCCGGACAACACAAAAACTGTTGACAACAGGGTGGGTCGGGCGTAGCGTCTTCCTTGTCGAACCACCTGGCAAACGGAGGACTGCAGAGATGACCACCACCACGGCGACCGCAGTAGACCAGCTCCCCGAGTGTTCCTCGAACGTCGAGGAGATCCAGTTCGACTGTTCCCGGACCTGGGAGTTCCGCTGCGCCACCGACGGCCGGCTCTACAGCTTCCACTTCAACTGCCCGGCCTACGCGCGCCGGTACATGATGGGGCAGTACGTGGACGAGGTGGCCCGGGACCGAAACCGGGCGCAGAGCCTGAGCGAGCGGAAGCAGCGGACCCTACTGGCGAACGCCGCGGAGCGCGAGCAGCGCCACGCCGGGATCCTGGCCTACTGGCTGGCGAACCCCCTGCACTGCACCTGCGGGTAACCGAACACGGGGGGCCGGAATACGGGGCCGGCCCCCCGCTGGCGCCAAGCGCAGGGGAGCCCTGTAGCAATGGAAGACGAGTACGACGAATTCGCGGCCGCCAGCCGCGGTATCGGCTGGCGCATCCGGACCGGCCCAGACAACCCCCGAGGTGACAGCGGATCGTGATGCCCCTTGACCGGATGTTCAGCCTGATGTGCTGCAAGCTTGGGTTTCACAACTGGTGGGTGGTGGGCGCGCAGGCGTACTGCAGTGCCTGCTCGCGCCGCCTGTGCGGGTACTGCGACGAGGTGATCGAGTTCAAGCGGGACACGGGTTGGGTCCTGGTCAAGACGGGCAGCGTCAACGACCAGTGTGCCGGTCACTCGCCAGTCAAAAACTGTTGACAAGATTGCGGGTCCGGCGTAGCGTTCCACCTGTACCGAAAACCACCTGGCAAAGGGGAAAACGACAATGGCCACCGAACAGCCGGCCGTAACGCAGATGGACCCGCGCGACGTCCGTTGGATGAAACTGCGGGAGCTTCTGCTCAGGATGCAGCACGGCACGAACCCCGCCCAGACCCGCAACGTCCGAATATTGGTCGGCTCCATCCTCGACTTGATGGACCGAAGCGACCACGAAACCGCGAACGCTGACGTGGTGGTGATCTCGCGCGAACAGTTCGAGACGCTCACCGCTCAAGGCCTGACGCCTGACGCGGACGCGGCGGCCCTCCACTGGTGCGGTCATTCGTTCCGTGAGCACCGCGAGGGTGGTTGCCCGGACGCTGAGTGCGTCGCTGACCCGTGCATCGACCCGAGCTGCCCGGCCCGGCACCCACGCCCGACCCAGAAGGCGCACTCGACCGTGTACGAGCAGGCCCCGTCGATACACGTCAGCACCGTATGCCCGCCGGAGTTCCCCGATGGGTCACAGCGCAGGCTGACCGTGGCCGGAGACTTCACCGTCGAGGACATCGACGCGTACTGCCTGCGGCAGGGGCTGATCCGAGGCGAGGTGGAGCAGGACGAGAACGACAACTGGACCTGCACCGTCACAGCGCGCGAGGCCTGACCAACCAGGCTTGAGCAGGGCAGACATCGCGAAGTGCTGCATAAGACACCTTATGCAGCAAAACGAAGGGCACCCGAAGTGATCATCGAGACCACCGCCAGCACCTACCCGGCCGCCCTGGTCGCCACCGAAGCCGCCGGCCACCCCATCGTCAGCCGCGAGGGCGGCGTGCACGGAACCCTGATGGCCGTCCCGGACCGCCCGACCGCCGACCGGATCCGCCGCGCGCTCCGCGACGGCGGCCACGTTGCCCGGTACGCCCGCCACGGCATCTTCCGCCGCATCCGAAAGGACACCTGACCATGCCCGCCACACAGACCGAGCCGTGCCCGTCCTGCGGCATCCCAGACGGCACCCACGCCCCCGCCTGCACCCACCGGCTACAGGTAGCGGTGACGGCCTTTGAGGAGCTGCACGCGTCCCTGTACGCCCAGATGGAAGCCGCCGCGAGCACCGGCGGGAACGCTGGCGAGCTGGCCAACCGACTGGTTGGCGTCGAGGCGGCCATGGAAGTCACACAGAGAGCCAAGGAACTGATCGCGCAGCTGGCCACGGCGACCGCGCAGGCGTCGCGCGGTGAAACCGTGCTGGACGAGCAGGCCAGGGAGATCGGGTAATGCGGGTACTGTCAGTCGGCCGGTTCCAGATCGCGTTCAGGAGGCGTCCCGCGGCCCCTTGCAGCGCCTGTGAGGGTCACGGCTGGTTCCACACCAAGGGAGGCCCGGTGCGCCCGGCACCGCCCGGCTACGACGGGGTGGCGCTGTGCCCCTGCGGGACTGCCGTGTACCAGCTGGCCGAAGGTGCACGGACCGTACGGCGGGCACGGGGACATGCGCCGTTCTGACCCCCGGCTACCGGAAGCAATGGACACCGTGAGCCTTGACCCAGACGACCCACGTCCGCCGTACGCGCAGGTGTCGAGCGCGCTCCGGGCAGCGATCCGTACCAGGAAGTTCGCGCCCGGGGACAAGCTGCCGTCGACGCCGGCTCTCGCAAGGAACTACGGCGTGGCCCGCGCCACGGTGCAGCGGGCGATCCGCGATCTTCAAGCGGAAGGACTGGTGGTCACCAGGCAGGGCAGCGGCGTGTTCGTGCGCGAGCGGGCGGAGCGCCCGGCCAGCGCGTGCGGCGCGCCGCATGTGCTGGAGCACGAGCGTCGGCTAAATCTGCTGGACGGCTGGGGAAACGAGGACTGCAGGAGAGCCCTGGCCTACCTGTCGGGGTATGTGCCGGAAGCGTTCGACTTGGCGGCCAAGCAGATTGCGCAACACGAGGCGTACCCAAAAACTGTTGACAAGGATGGTGACGGCGGGTAGCGTCCTACCCATCGAAACCCGCCTGGCAACGGAGATGACACCATGACCGCACGCGTGATCGCCCGCCTGAACGGCGCCACCGTCACCGATGGCAAGCGCACCGGCCGCATCGTCGCGCAGTCGGTGACCGCACCGCTAAGCGACCGCCGGCCGGAGGGCCCCGGCTGGGAACTCGTGTTCTGGTTCTCCGAGGTTTCGGCGGACCACGGGCCTCACGACTCGGTACCGGCTGAGACGTACCAGTGGGTGAAGCTGCACGAGGTCACCATCCTGCGGGTCCACGGCCGTGACCTGTGGATGCACGTGGGGCACACCTTCAAGTCGATGGTCCAGGCCGACGCCGGGACCTGCGTGTACTGCGAGAAGCCGATCGTGTACGCGATGTGCGACAACGGCAGTAAGCACATCCCGGCCGGGCACACCGAGCCGGCCAGCACCTACAGCGCCTGGTTCCACGCGGATGGATCACCGGGGCACCTGCCGGGCGGAACGAGCGGCGGCGGCTTCTGGGTCCAGCCGGCCCCGCCGCGGTGCTCACAATGCGGCGGCCAGGGCGACTAAAACGCCGTCTCACCGTTCGAGAGTTGACGATTTCTTAAGTTCACCAAGTCATCCGTGATTGACCGCGAGCACTTCCCCGGTCTATGTTCGTCGTCCTCGAACATAGACCGGGGATTGTCCCGCCTCCACTGGTCTAAGGGAGGGTGCGGCTGTGAAGCCGAAAGGCGATATCACGCGGGTACGTCCGGCCGGTGATGACCATCAGGTCGTCTCCGTGGAGGGTGGTACGTCTGGTTATCGGCGCCGCCCGTGTGGTGGTTGCCCGTGGCGGGTCGACCAGACCGGCCAGTTCCCGGCTGAGGCTTTTGCCCATTCCGCTGAGACTGCCTACGACATGTCTCAGCGCAAGTTCGCGTGTCACGAATCCGACATCGAAAGTCCTCTGACCTGCGCGGGATTCCTGTTGCGCGGCGCTGAGCACAATCTCGCTGTCCGTTTGTCGGTGCGGGCTGGCAGAATAGATCCGGATCAGGTCGCCGATGGTGGCCACGACCTGTACCCGGACTATCGGACGATGGCCGTCACTAACGGGTTGGATCCGTCCGACCCTCGACTACGGGAATGCCGATGACACAGCCTGTCACCGACACGGGTTTGGCTGGCCGCGTACTGGTTCACCAGCGTTCAAGGTCGGGGGTGACGGCCCGGCCGGTGCAACTGGGGTTTCCTATGAACAGCCTCACGCAGGGGGAAGCGAGGGGCTACCAGCTGTTGTTGCCGTTCCTGCCGCCGAGCAAAAACGAGTACGACCGGTGGCTGCCGCACTGGCAGTCCGGCTGCAAAAAGAAGTGGCTGCGGCACCTGCGCACCCAGTTGGAAGAGAACATGGTTCCCCGGGGGGTGGCGCAGGTGGGGTTGTCCGCGCAGTTGGTGTTCCCGACCGCGAACCGGCGTGACCCGCAGAACTACGCGCAGACGCTGTGGAATTTCGTTCCTGACGCGCTGGTCGAATGCGGGATCATCCCGGATGACTGCGCAGGCCGCATCGACTTCGGTCCGCGGCATCTGGGGGTGCGGTTCGCGGTCGACTCCCGGAATCTGCCGAAGGCGCGGCGGCAGCGGACCGTCATCGCGGTGACGATGGTGGTCCCGTCTTCGGCGGTCGGGTAGTAGAGGCAGCCCCCTTGCGGGGGGTATGACGGGCCCGGTGCGGGGAGGGGTGGTCTCCCTGCACCGGGCTCCCCCGCGTCCGGGGGTGGGCCCGGGGATCTGCCCGCGAAAACTGTTGACTATGTGGTAGCGTCTCCGCGTATCCAACCCGCACCTGGCAACCGGGAGAGACCCCATGGTCGAACCAACCACTGACCCGACCCCTGACGCCGCGCATCCGGCCGTCGAGCTGGGCTACATGAGCGCAGACGAGCTGATCGAGTTCGCCGAACAGGGAGCGGGTGGCGAGCAGCCCTACAACCCGCAGCTGTTTGCTGCGCTCGCCGCAGCCCGGCAGTACCGCGCCGCCTACCGCGGTGCCCAGCTGCCGCCGGTCACCGTGACCGTGAGCCAGACGGAACGCTACCCGCCCGCGATCAGCTTCGACGCCGGAACCAGGCACGTCGAGCCGATCGCGGTTTTCGAAGAGCACGCGGACGAGACGATCGCGCAGGTCTACGAAGATCACGACCGTGGCCGGCGGGTAGCTGACGAGGAGTTCCCGCCGATGCGTTACCACGCGGCGGAGGTTGCGCTTCCCCTGAACAGCTACACCGATGCCGGCGGGCAGGGGTTCGTCTACGGGGCGGTGCTGCGGTTCTCCCGGTCTGGCGCGCTGGCGCTCAACGAGCTGCTGGGTCGGGTCGTTGATCAGCTCTACGAGGTGGCCGAGGATCCCCGCGAGCCTACGCCGGAAACCGGCGACGCCGCCGATCCCAGGTACTGACGTACCCCGGACGCATACTCGGGTGTGCCCCCGCGCGGCGCAGCCACGGTCCCCGGGCCGGTCGTCAGCTCCGGGGCCGCGGGTGGGTTCGAGTCCCACCGGGGGCGCTTAGTGGCCACCAGCCGGTGCGCCGCTTCGCAAGAGAAGATCGAAAGGCCTGTACATGAACGAACGTTGGTGCGCGGCTCTGCGAGTCGCGGGAGCCGCGCTGGTCGCTGTTGTCCTGGCGGTAGCCGGCGCGGGTATGGGCACTGCGCATGCCGAGCCTGTAGGAACGCTGCGGACTGATGTCGGGGCCGCGAAGGTGGTACCCGGTTCGTACATCGTGGTGCTCAAGCCGGGCCGGGAGTTGCCGGCTGGCTTCAAGGCGGCTGTCCGGTGGCGGTCCGCGATCAATGGTGCAGAGGTCCGGATCTCTGCCGGGCAGGCCAAGAAGCTTGCCCGGTCCGCTGCGGTGCAGTTCGTGCAGCCGAACGTGGTGGTGAATGCCACCGCGACGACGCAGCCGAACCCGCCGTCGTGGGGGTTGGACCGCATCGATCAGAAGCTGTTGCCGCTGGATCACAAGTACGGGTACACCCGGACCGGCGCCGGTGTGGTCGCCTACGTGATCGACACTGGGATTCGGACGACTCACCGGGAGTTCGGTGGCCGCGCGAGCTGGGGTTTCACCGCTCCCGGTACGGGTGGCGGGAACGTCGACTGCAACGGCCACGGCACGCACGTCGCCGGCACCATCGGCGGCCGGCTGGTCGGGGTGGCCAAGGGCGTGAGGCTCAAGGCCGTGAAGGTGCTCGACTGCGCCGGCTCCGGTTCGCTGGCCGGGGTGATCTCCGGGGTGAACTGGGTGACCGGGAACACCGCCCGACCGGCAGTGGCGAACATGAGCCTCGGATGCGAGTGCGGCCAGGCGACGAACGCCCTGGACCTGGCCGTGCACGCCTCCATCGAATCAGGCGTGACCTACGTCCTGGCCGCGGGCAACAGCAACAAGGACGCGGCGGAGTTCTCACCGGCGCATGTGCTGTCCGGGATCACGGTCGGTGCGACCGACGCGGGTGACCTCCGCGCCGGCTTCTCGAACTTCGGGGTGATCGTGGACCTGTACGCCCCCGGCGTCGGGATCCTGTCGAGCTGGCGGACCAGCGACGCCGCATACGCGTCGCTGTCCGGCACCTCCATGGCTGCCCCGCACGTCGCGGGGGCCGCTGCCCGGGTCCTGCAGGCCGTCCCGTCGTGGCAGCCCAACCAGGTCCGTAACTGGCTGGTCACCCGCAACGGGAAGATCATCGTTGCGCCCGGAGCGAACCGGCCGCTGCTTCTTGTGACGCCCGCGCTGTAACCAGCACCAATCCATCCCACGAGTGTCCGCACAACACACGCGGGTGTGACGCAGAATGACCGGGGCCGGTTCCCTCTCCAGTACCAGTGGAGAGGGGGCCGGCCTCTCCCGCACCCACCTGGCCGAAAGGAATCACCGATGATCAGCCCCCAAGCGAGCGCCTACCTGGACCAGGTGCGCACCGAGATGGCGCGCGCCCCCTGGGCGCGCAACAGGACGACTCTGCAGGTGCACATCGCCACGGTGCGCGACGGGCTGATGGATTCGTTCCCGGATCTCACCAGTGAGCAGCTCGGCCAGGTCGCCTTGGTCATCTCGGGAATCATCAAGAGCACTTACGAGGTGAACGAAACCAGCGTGACTATAGGTGCCGCGGTCTCGTTGGTCGCGCAGGTCGGCTACACGATGACCTGGCCGGAGGCAGACTGACATGCCCTCACCGAAAGCGATTGCCTACCTGGACCAGACGTGTACCGATCTGCTGGGTGCGCCGGGGTGCCAGGAGTTCCACCACGAGTACGAAGGACAGATCAACTTCGCCGCCGCCACCATGAGGGAGGCGTTCCCGGAGCTGTCGCCGGAGCTGATCGGCCAGGTACTCATGATCGGGTTCAGCGTCGTGAAGAATGCCCGGAACCACCTGGAGACCTCGGAGATGTACCCGCTTCAGGCCGGGGTGGATCTGGTGCTTGCCGCCGCGGTCGACCTCGCCCAGCCGAACCGGCCGTGAACGGCATGACCGTACCCATGACGCCTGAACGGCTCGCCGAGATCGAGGACCGCTACCGGCGCTCCGGTGCTGCTGCTGGCTGGCCCGTGGAATCCGGGTGCAGGTGTGCCGACGCCAAGCACGAGAATGCGCTGCACGACCTCGCCAGTAGCGACGTGCCCGACCTGCTCGCTGAGGTCAAGCGGCTACGGGCCGAGCGCGACGCGGTGCTGAAGATTCACCGGTCTGTAGAAGATCAGCCCATCCAGCGAGGTGACATGTACACCCGCTGGTGCAACGAAGACGCCCACACCTGGCCTTGCGTCACCGCCCGCGCGCTCGGCGTCGACGGTGACCCGTCGTGAGAACCGGCATGTCCCAGTCGTCCCCGACGTGCGGCAGCTGCGGCCAGCCGGTCCGCTGGGTACGCACCGTGGCCGGCGCGATGATGCCGCTCGACGATGAGCCGAGCCCGACCGGGAACGTGGTCCCCGCCTCGACGCCGGCAGGCCCCCGGGCCCGCGTGCTGGCCGGCGGGGAGCAACCCCCGACCGGTGTGCGTCGTTACACCAGCCACATGGACACCTGCCCCCACACCAACCAGCACCGGCGCCGCGGCGCGCCGGAACCCAACCCCGATCAGGCGGAGCTGTTCTGATGCCCGAGCCCAGCGAAAGCCCCACCCGAATCGCCCTCGAAACCAGGATCGGTGACGTGCTGCGCGGCGCGGCCCACGTGTGCACCGACCCGGATTGCCTCTGCACTCCGGAAACCACGATCTACGCCACCGAGACCAGGGCCACAGGCGAGGTAATACCGGTCCCGGTGATGATCGAGGGACCCGTAGAGGCAATAGCCGGTGTCCTGTCCTACGCACTGGACGCGCCCGACACCAGCCCGGTCGATTTCGAGGCCCGCCTGTACGTGCTGAAGATCCTGGCCAACCACCCGCCGTTGAACGCCAGCGAGTTGTCCCGCGCGGCAGCTATCTACGCGCAGCCTGGCGCCAGCCGCGAGCTGGAACGGCTCGTCCAGGTCGAAACCGGCGAGTGGTACCACGACACCCCGGCCCTGCGTAAGTTCGGCCTGCCCATCCCCGCTGACGTCCTCTCGCGGATGGTCCCGGAGAGGTGGCCGTTCGGGGTGTCCTACTGGCAGCCCACCCCGGAGGACCGCGGCGCAGAGCTGGCCAAAGCACAGGCCCTGCTCGCAGCTGAGGCCGGCTGGCTCAAGGCCCGGGGCCAGGTGCCCAACTTCCCGCCCGTGCTGGACAACGAAGGGCTGCCACCGGGGTTCGTGCCAGCGTTCACTTACATCCGGACCGAAGACGGCACCGCCGAGTACGTACACTCCGCCGGGGAAGCGCTCCTGGCCGCCGGCTTCGGGCCGGCGGAGATCCGGGACTGGGCGGTATATGAGTTCGACCGACGCGCCGTCATAGGCCGGTTGGTTGCTGGCGGTGACCTGACCGAGGAAGACGCCCGGGGACAGGCCGCCGAGTACAACCAGAGCGCCACGCCCGGTACCCGGTACGAGGCGCGGCACGTGGACGACGACGGTCCGGCCGCCGCCGATCAGGGTGGGCAGCTGTGAACACGGCTCTGGTCATCGCGGCGGCGCTGGCCCTGTTCGGCTTCATCGTCGCGGGGCTGCTGCTGGTCGAGAAGTTCCTGGCGTCCCGTGTGCGCCACCGAGAGCTGACGGAGCTACCGGTTCCATCCGCCCGGCCGTCCCACCGGGAAGCATTCCCACCCATAGGGACGACGTACCCGGTGGTCATCGACGAGGACGGATCGGGGGTGATCCTCAGCGCGGCTGTCGGAGTCGACATCGTGCATCTGCGGATGCCAGCGAATGTGGCGCTCCAGCTGTCCGAGGATCTCGTCATATGCGCGGACCAGCTCGACCCCTCCCCGACCCGACCGGAGCTGCCAGATACCGGGGATGCGGAGCCTGATTCCTCGACCAGCGAAACCGATCCCGTACCCGACCAGGGCCCGGCCAGCGCCGAAGTCCGAGACCACCCGTGTCACTGCGCGGCCATCCTCGACACGCACACCATGGGTGATCACCTGCACCGGCTACGCGAGGTAGGCGCGATGCTTCAGCACAAGTTCGATATGTCGCTGTTCGTGGACCCGAACCTGCCGCCGGGCGCCGTTGAGATCCGGTCCGGCGTCTTGGGCCGCCCGCGCCGGATCGGAGTCGAGGCGAAGATTGAACCGTTCGGTGAGCAGCTGCAGGCGTTCGCCGACGCGCTCGACGAGGAAGGCGTGACCGGTGATGTGTCCCGGCGGATCCTGAACCGGGCGATCTTCGGTCACCCGGAAGGCATGCTCGCGAACCTGCAGCCGATCGAGCTGGACCCGACCACCGAGCAGTGCCGGGAATGCGCGGACAACGGGCGGTCGGTGCCCGCCGACTTCATCTTGTGGGGCAAGCTGCTCAACCCGAGCGACCTCGGCCCGCGCTGCTACGACTGCACGGTCGAGTGCATCGGCCACGCAGCCATACGCCAGGTCGACCAGTGGGCCGTGTACGACCTGCGCCCGGTCCGCCAGCTGCTGTCCCAACGCGCCGTCGTCCTGGCCCTGCACACACCCGCCGCGGGCAACACGCACTGCGGCTGCGGCTGGACACACCCGTGCCCAACCACTGAAGCACTGGGGGTGAAACCGGCATGACGAGGGTCCGCGTCAACCAGGTGTGGGCCGACAACGACAAACGCGCAGCTGGCCGGCTGGTACGCGTCGTTGAGATCAGCGGCCGGTACGCCATGGTGGAACTCGTCGGACAACGCGGCCGACCGGCCAGCCGGCACGAGGACAAGCAGGTAGCCAAACCCGGCCGCCGGACTCGCATCCAACTCGACCGGTTCCGCCCGACCACCACCGGCTACCGCCTCCACACCGAAGCACCCCCACCCGGGACCGCCATCGACGAGCCCTGCCCCGACTGCAAATTCGCCGGCCCGAACACCGTCACCGACGAACAGCCCGACTACGTGTGCACCCTGCTCACCATCTGGTGCGGGGCCTGCCACACCGAGTTCCAGGTCAACGGCCCTGGCATGCCGCCATGACCCGCGAGCACCGGCCGGCGCGCTGCCCCGTCTGCGACTTCCGCGGACGCCGCGCTCTCCCGTGCCTCCCCTGCTGGTGGCGAGCAGGCCAAGCACAAGCAGCCGAGCGGGCATGGATCGACGCCGGTTTCGACATCCCCCGTAAACCCGACCGATAACACCCCCCACCGTCAGGCACCCTGAGATCACCACCCCCGCCGAATTGCCGACCACAAGGAGGCCGACCCCCCGATGCCTCGCCGACCCGCCGCCGAACGGTTCCTGGTCACCGAACGCCGCCGCCGCGCAGTCGAGCTGCGCCTGAAGAACTGGCCCTGGCAGAAGATCGCCGACGAGTTGGGCTACAGCAACAAACAGGCCGCCCACAAAGACGTCCAGCGCGCCTACGAGCAGGCCAAGCAACTCACGGACGCCTCGCTGGCCGAGCTGCGCCTAGTCGAGCTGGACCGGATCGACCAGATCGCCCAGCGGGTGTGGGAGATCGTTGACCGGGGGCACGTCGCCACCTCGGGTACGGACATCGTGCGGGGCGAAGACGGGCGGCCCATGGCCGATGACGGGCCCGCGTTGGCCGCGCTGCGGGAGCTGCGGCAGCTGTCCGTGGAACGCCGCCGGCTGCTCGGAGTCAACGCCCCGGACAGGGTCGAGGTCGCGGGGACGGTGGACTACACGATCTCCGGTGTCGACCCGGAGAAGCTGTGACCGCGGATGTGCTGGACGGTGAGCGGCTCGTCCACCATTACGCGCCGCGCGGCGCGGCGCGGGCGTTGCTGGAGTGCCGGGAACCCGAGATCCTCATGTCCGGGCCCGCTGGCACCGGCAAGAGCAGGGCATGCCTGGAAAAGCTGCATCTGCAGTCCTTGAAGTACCCGGGCGCGCATGGCCTGATCGTGCGTAAGACCGCCGTGTCGTTGACGTCGTCTGCTCTGCAGACCTGGGAAGAGACGGTGATCCCGGAGGCGCTGCGTACGGGGTTGGTGACCTACCACGGGGGGTCGCGGCGGCATCCGCCGCAGTACCGGTATGCGAACGGGTCGACGGTCAGCATCGGCGGGATGGACAAGCCAAGCAAGATCATGTCGACGGAGTACGACGTGGTGTTCGTGCAAGAGGCAGTCGAGTTGACGGTGGACGACTGGGAAGCGATCGTGACGCGGCTGCGGCACGGCACGATGCCCTACCAGCAGGTCATCGCGGACACGAACCCGTCCGCTCCTACGCACTGGCTGAAGAAACGCTGCGATGACGGGGCGACCCGGATCCTGGGGTGCCGGCACACCGACAATCCGGTGTACTTCCACGAGGACGGCACCCCCACCGACCGGGGCCGTGACTACGTCGAGGGGAAGCTGGGGAAGCTCACCGGGGTTCGCCGGCTGCGTCTCAAAGATGGGCTGTGGGTGGCGGCGGAAGGGGTGATCTACGAAGAGTGGGATCCGGCGGTGAACCTGGTCGACAGGTTCTGGATCCCCCGGGACTGGGACCGGTGGTGGGTCGTGGACTTCGGGTACACCAACCCGTTTGTGTGGCAGTGCTGGGCCGAAGACACGGACGGCCGGCTGTTCCTGTACCGGGAGATCTACCGGACCCGACAGCTGGTCGAGGACCACGCCCGCACGGTCCTTGCCCAGGTCACCGACCAGCGGACCGTCCCGCCCGGCCCGGACGGGCAACCGGACTACCTGCACCGCTCGGTCCGCTGGACCGAGCCGGAGCCGCGGGGGATCGTCTGCGACCACGACGCTGAGGGCCGCGCCACCCTTGAACGGCATCTGGGCCGGTCCACGACGGCGGCCGAGAAGAACGTGGCGGACGGCATCGACGCCACCAAGTCGAGGATCCGCCCGGCCGGGGATGGCCGGCCGCGGTTGTTCGTGCTCCGCGATTCGCTGGTCGAGCTGGACCAGGACCTTGACGACCGGAAGCTGCCGGTGTGCACCGTCGATGAGATCGGGGCCTACGTGTGGGACAAGCAGAAAGAGGCGCCAGTGAAGGACAACGACCACGGCATGGACGCGATGCGGTACCTGGTCGCCGAACGTGACCTCGGCGGACAGCCCAACGTGAGGTTCATGTGACCACCGAGGAGACCACCTCAACCAGCCCCGACGCAGGCCCGGCCGAGACCGAAGCAGCGGCGTGGCTACGCCGGATAGCTCAGGCCGTGTCGGTCGGCCCGGGCGATGCGCTGGTAATCCGCGTCAAGGGGCCCATGTCGAACGATCAGCTGGACCGGTACGTGGCGGACATCGCGGAGACCGTCAAGTCGAAGCAGTTCGACCTACAGGTGCTGGTGGTACTGGCGGACGAGATCGGCGTATGCCGGAGGGCTACCGGCCAGTGAACCGTTCCCGCCCGTCTCGCCGTACCCGGGCCCACGCCGTAGCGGTCCGCGCCGGCCGCCGGTTCCGCACCCGGGCCCGGGTCCTCACCTCACCCGCTCTGGTCGTCGCCGGCCTCGGCTGCTTCACGGTGGCCGCGTTCCACGCTTCCCGCATCGCCGGCTGGGCCGTGGCCGGTGCCGGTGCCCTCTACCTGGAATGGTTACAACGTGACTGACCTGCACATCCCTGACGAGCTGCTCGAACGGGCGGCGCGGGCCGGCATGGCGTTGTCCGCGGATCCGCGGGCGTGGGACCGCCTGACCGTCCACGCGAAAGGCACCCGCATGGCGCGGGTCCGGGCCGAACTGGAAGCCGTCGCCGCGGATCTGCTGGCAGCCGAGCTGCGGCGCCTCGCCGAGCAGATCGCCGACATGCCCGCCGGCCAGGTCACCACCACCCTGTCTCAGCGGATCCTCGAATTGGAGCATGCGACCCATGGCTAACGAGTCGGGGAAGGTATGGATGTGGCCCACGCGTGACGGGCGGCGCCCGAAGTCGGAACTGCCGGAGACAGTTCCGAAGCTGACCGGCCGCGCGGCGCGCCGCGCGGCCGAACGGGCCCAGCGCAAGGCTGCCAGGCGGGGGGCCGGCCGTGCAGGTACCTGACTGGCTGGGGCACCTACGCGTCGACCGGAGGGGCATCCCGGTGCCGTACATCAACCGGTACGGGGTCGAGGACCAGAACCGGTTCGAGATGCGCTACGACCCGTACGTCCGTGGCCTGGCGATCTTCATGCCGGACTACGGCGACACCCCGAACTTCCTGCGGCAGCACCACGGCCGGCAACGCCAATGCGTCATCGCCGGGCTGTGTCAGGTGTGCGGGCGGCCGGTGCCGTGGCGCCGCCGCTACCTGGTTATGTCCACGATCAGCACCGCGCTGCGATACGTCGATGATCTGGAAACGAGAGTTCCGGTGATCACTGAACCGTGGCTGGACCAACGATGTGCTGTGTTCGCGTTGGAACGCTGCCCGGGCCTGATCCGGCGCCGGACCGCTGAGGATCTGGTGCTGGTCGCGGTGACCAGCGAAGACCAGGTCCGGTTGGCGGTATCGAATGGCTGGGTGGATGGCCCGCTTGAGCAGGCGTCCCGAGACGCCTTGCCGGCCATGTGGGCTGAGATCGTGGTCGAGTCTTCGGTGCCGGCCGACCACGCATGACCCGATCGTGCTGCGACCTGCATGGACCGGCCTGCGAGCCGCCGTCCGAGTTGTGCTGCGAGGGCTGCAGCGAGGCCGATCATCCTCGGCACCGGGACGGGCGGATGTGCGTGCTGCCGTTCCCTGGCGCAAGCTACTTCGAGCAGGAGGTTCCCCGGCCCGACTCCCGGCGAACCCTCAACCCGCGCTGGACTCAACAACCTGTTGAGTCCAGCTCAGGTTGAGGGTTTCGCGCGGACAACCCGGCTGGCCTGCCTCTACACTCCAAATCATGATCCATGTCGGTGCCGGGTGAAATCCCCCCTCGGGTCCGCAATCGCTGGCGTCCGGGATCAGCTGACAGTCCGCTCCCCCATCCCCCTCTCTTCACGTGCCGCCAGCTACACGTCCGGCTGGTTCACACGCAACGATGTGGTGGGCCAGCTGCAGGCCATGACCAGCGTCGGGACCCTGTTCGCGATCGTGGACCGGCTCGCCACGGCCTGCAGCCAGAACGAGTGGAACCTGTGGCGTGAGGCGAAATCGGGCCTCGAAAAGGACCGGACCCCGGTCACCTCCCATGCCGCGGTCGACCTGTGGGAAAAGCCGAACCCGTTCATGCCCAGGTCCGAATTCGTGGAATGCGGGCAGCAGCATTACGAACTGGTCGGGGAGGAATGGTGGGTGATCGCCCGGGATCCCCGCGCGCGGATCCCGCTGGAAATGTGGCCGGTCCGCCCGGACCGCATGGTGCCGCTGCCTCACCCGGAGAAGTACCTGTCCGGGTACGAGTACGTCAGCCCGGACGGTGAACGGATCCCGCTGCGCCTGGACGAGGTGGTTCTGATCCGCCGGCCGAATCCGGTGGACCCGTACAGGGGTATCGGCCCGGTGCAGTCGATCCTCGCTGACCTGGAAGCGAACCGGCTGTCCGCGGAGTGGAACCGTAATTTCTTCCTGAACTCGGCTGAACCCGGCGGCATCGTCGAGGTCGACCGGACGCTGAGCGACCGCGATTTCAGGCAGATGGTGGACCGGTGGCAGGAGCAACACAAGGGTGTTTCCCGCGCGCACCGGGTCGCGATCGTGGAAAAGGGCAAGTGGGTCGACCGGAAATACACGATGCGGGATATGCAGTTCGCGGAGCTGCGGGGCGTCGCGCGGGATGTGATCCGGGAGGCCTACGGCTTCCCGAAATCCATGCTCGGTGTCGTCGAGGACGTGAACCGGGCCAATGCAGACGCGATGGAAACCCTGTTCGCGCAGTGGCTGACCGTGCCCCGGCTGAACCGGCGACGTGAAGCGTTGAACACCAGGCTGCTGCCGATGTTCGGGCCGGCCACCACGACCGGGCTGACGTGGGACTACGTGTCGCCGGTGCCGAAGGACCGAGAAGCCGACAACGCGGAGCTGACCGCGAAGGTCAACGCCGCGCAGGTGTTCATCGGGACCGGGTTCGACCGGTCCGATGTGCTCCGCGCGTTGGAGCTGCCTGACATCGCGGTGGCCGCTGCCCCCGCCTTGCCTCCGGGCACGGAGCAGGGCAAGGAACCAGGCACCGAACCGGAGACGGAACCCGGCGAAGCGGCCAGCACCCTAGCCGAAGACAGAGAGGGTGACCTGGACTGGGGTTTGTTCGGCGGTGACGACGAATGACCGCTACGTGGGAACAGACCACGGGTCACCTCGTTGACCTGGACTGGGGACCGTGGGACGAGTGGAACCCCGCACTGCACCCGCGTGACCGACGCGGCCGGTTCACGAAGTCCCGGACGGTCGAACTCACCGACGAGGACAAGGCAGCCGGCAACGAGATAATCTCCAATTTCAGACCGAAGAAATTCGCGTCTGACCAGGAAGCAACCGACTATCTGAACAGCGGTCCGGCCCTGCCCGAGGACCAGTCCAACGCCGTGGACCGCTACACCGGAGACGCGTTCCTAGAGATCAACCGGGCATTGCGCGCGGGTAAGGACATCGACGAGTCCACTACGATCGACAATCTTCGGGCGGCGATGCACCCGACCGAGGACGACCTGATACTTACCCGAACGGTCTCCCTCGACGCGTTCGGCTCGGTCCCGATCGAGGACTTGGCCGGCAAAAAAGTGAAAGATGCCGGGTTCAGCTCGGTGTCCCTGGGGTTGGCCTACGGCGGTTCACTGGGCAACGTTCAAATGAAAATTGCCGTGCCGAAGGGAACCCCGGCGGTTTTCGCCGCGCGCTATTCCAGGAACCCGGATGAGCGGGAGATTGTCCTGCCCGACGGCCTGAATTTCGCCGTGGCCAGCGTCAAGAAAAACGATAAATTCGGGTACGACATGACGCTGATTGTGTTGCCCCCTGACCCGCCCCCGGAGCAGGTGCCCGTGCCCCCTGCTCCGGGGGCGACCATGTCCCGCCGTCCGATCGTCGCCGGCTGGCCGCCGCCGTGGGCCGCCGCAGACGACGACGGGCCGGGCGCGCCGGACGTGGACCTGTCCGAGCTTCAGCAGCAGTGGGAAGACGCCCTGGCGCAGCTGCTGGCCGCGTGGGGTCCGATCCTGGACGAGCAGTACACCGACCTGGCCCGCCAGATCGCCGAAGCCATCGACGCCGGGGACCTCGGCCGGCTGTCCACCCTGACTGCCCCCGACGCCGGGGCTACCGAGACCCTGACCGACGTTATGGTCGAGCTGGCCACGCTCGCCGCGGAGGGGGCCGCCGCGGAAGCCGTCGCACAGGGCGCGTTGGAGGTGGTTGCGGCGCATCCGGTCCGTGACACCCTGGTGGTGCTCGCCGCGGTCGCTGCGGGGATCCTCGGCACCGGGGTGGTGCTGTCCGCGGCGCGGGAGGCTCTGCGGGTGCACTGGCCCGGCGCGCCTGGCGCCGACGTGGCGGCGCGGGTCCGGGAACACCTCGACGCGCTCACCGACGCGCAGCCGCGGCTGCAGCTCGGCGGGGCCCTGTCGGAGGCCCAGCACCACGGGCGTATCGCCACGATGCGCGCGGCGCCCGTGACCGCCTACTACGGCAATGAGACCCTGGACGCCAACACGTGCGGGCCCTGCCGGGAGATCAACGGCCGGTGGCTCGGCAACAGCATTGATGACGCCGTAGCCGAGTACCCGGCCGGGACCTACATCCGGTGTGAGGGCGGGTTGCGGTGCCGCGGCCAGGTCGTCGCCGTGTACCGCGGCGGTGACGACCGGTCGAAGTGGCAGGAAAAGGAACCGGAGAAGACATGACCAGACGCAGGCACACGCCTATGCGGCGAGTGGACATTCCCCGGCCAGCCAACACCGCGAGCGGCCCGGTTCGGAACCTGCAGAAGACCCCGGATCGGTCCTGGTTCCGGCTCGTCAACCACGACAACGGCGCACCTGAGCTGCACATCTACGATGAGATCGGCTTCTGGGGCGTGTGCGCCGAGGACTTCGTGGCCACGTTGAACGAGATCCGGGCGCCGGAACTGACGCTGCGGATCAACTCCCCCGGCGGGGAGGTGTTCGAGGGGCTGGTCATCTACAACGCGTTGCTGGACCACCCGTCCGTGGTGAACGTGGTCGTGGACGGGATGGCCGCTTCCGCGGCGTCGTTCGTGGCGCAGGCCGGTGACCACGTCACCATGAACCGCGGCGCGCAGATGATGATTCACGACGCGTCGGGCATCTGCATCGGCAACGCCGGGGACATGGACACCATGCGGGACCTGCTGGACAAGCTGTCCGGCGAGATCGCCGGGATCTACGCGGCCCGCGCGGGCGGGGACCGCGAGGAGTGGCGGGAACGGATGCGCGGGGAGATGTGGCTCACCGCGTCCGAAGCGGTGGACACCGGCCTGGCCGACCAGCAGGCCGACACGCCGCCGCGTCGCCCAGGTGAGGACCCGGACGAGCCGGAGACCGACCCGGACGGGGCCCGGGCCCGTAGCCGGTTCGACCTGACTGCGTTGTCGACCTCCGGCCGGTTCCGCTACCCGGGCCGCGACTCTGCCCCGACACCGGTTCCGGTGCCCGTCAACACAGCCGGCCAGGACCAGGCCCAGTCAGGCGGCGATCCCGGTGCCGAGGATGAGACGCCTCGCACCGAAGATGAAGGCCCCCCTGTGGCGGGAGGGGATCCCGGGTCTGTTGGCAGCGGCGGGGACGCTGCGGGCCCGGGGACGGCGCCGGATCCGGACCACGCTGGAGACGGTCCGGATCCCGGCGCCGATCCGCCCGAACAGGAAGGCGAGCAGGAAGGCGCACGGGAAGCCGTACAGGACACCGGGGAACCCCACGCGGCCGGGGACGATCTGGATGAGGTGTGGGCTGGACTCACTCAGCCGCTCATCGACCCATCACAAGAGGACGTATTCGCAGCTCTGAGGGAGAGATTGCTATGAGCACCACCACCAAAACCAGCCCAGGGCTGCAGGCCGCGCTTGATTCGATGGGGGTCAAGGTCGCTGACCTCGGCAAAATCCAGAACAAGGCGGCCACGCTGCCGAAGGATCTCCCGGTGCCGAACAACGCCGATGAGCTGGCCGAGTTCTTCGGCGACCCGGGCCGCTTCTCCGGCGTGATGGCCTCCAAGGATTCCCTACAGGCGTTCGTGCAGGCCTACGCAGACAAGTACCAGGGCCCCGACAGCGAAATGCGGCGCCTGGTCGCGGAAGAGTCGCAGCGGGTCCTCGCGCAGCTACTCAAGGACCACGACGAGCAGGGCAAAAGCGACGGCATCAAGCGGCTGAACCTGGACCCGCAGACCCGACCCACGGGCATGCTGAACACCCACAAGCAGGCCACCGCCTACAACCCGAAGGCGATCGGCGCGGCACTCGACAGCGAGTTCGCCTCAGCCGGGGAGTTCATCCACTCGACGTGGCACCTGCAGACCGACAAGACGATCCTCGACAAGATCGCGCGGATCCGCAACGCCATGTCGTCCGTGGTGCCGGCCGATGGCGGTTTCCTCGTCCCGGAGACGCTGCGGTCGCAGCTGCTGCAGGTCGCGTTGGAAATGGCCGTGGTCCGCCCCCGCGCGACGGTCGTGCCGATGGAGACCGCCCGGGTTCCGTTCCCCATGATCGACGCCAGCACTAACAGTGGTTCGGTGTTCGGCGGGATGATCGCCTACTGGGGCGAAGAGTCGGCCGCGTTCACTGAGAGCGCACCGAAGTTCGGCCGGGCCACGCTGGACGCGAAGAAGTTGACGGGCCTGTCGGTCGTCCCGAACGAGCTGCTCGCCGATTCGCTGATCAGCTTCGCTGCGCTGATCGAGCGGCTGTGGCCAGAGGCTCTGGCCTGGTACGAGGACGCGGCGTACATGGTCGGGACCGGGGTCGGGGAGCCGCTCGGGTTCCTCGGCGCCGGCAATGACGCTGGTATCGCCGTGGACAAGGAATCCGGGCAGGTCGCGGCGACCATCGTCCTGGAAAACGTCATCAAGATGTACTCGCGGATGCTCCCGGCGTCGCTGTCCCGGGGCATCTGGATCGCCTCCCCGGAGACCCTGCCGGAGCTGTTCACGATGGCGCTTTCAGTGGGTACCGGTGGTGGCCCGGTGATGCTGACCAACGTCGCCGGCCCGGCACCGGTGACGATCTTCGGGCGGCCGCTGGTCATCAGCGAGAAGGCCGGCAGGCTCGGATCCCGCTCCGACCTGTCGTTCGTGGACCTGTCGTACTACCTGATCGGCGACCGGCAAACCATGACCGCGGCCAGCTCGACGGAATGGAAGTTCGGCAACGACCAGACCGCGTACCGGATCATTCAGCGGGTCGACGGCCGGCCGTGGATCCAGTCCGCGATCACCCCGTCGAACGGCGGGCCCACCCTGTCCCCGTTCGTCGAGATCGCGGCCCGCTCCTAACCATCGGCGGCCGGGCCCGGCAGTGACTCCCCGGGCCCGGCTTCAACCCGGGCCGGCAGTGTCGCCCCGGCAGGGCATGACCAGACGAAGGGAACACCATGGCTCAGGAAGGCCTCGGCCGCCTGTTCGACCTCAGCGCCGGCATCGTGCCGGTCGACTCGCAGACCGCCGCGATGACCGGGAAGCGTGTCTCGCTGCGGAACGCCGCGGCGTGCACGGTGGTGGTTTTCAAGGCCGCCGGTACCGCCAACGATGACCCGGTGCTCGACCTGCAGCAGCACACCGCGGCGTCCGGCGGCGCCTCGGCTGACCTCGACGTCATCGATCACTTTTACATCAAGCAGGAAGCGACCCTCGACGGGGACGAGACCTGGACCAGGGTCGCCCAGACCGCGGCGTCCGAGGTCACCCTGAACGCGACCTCGGCCGAGACGCAGATGATCGTGGCGATCGAGGTCATGGGCACGTCGCTGTCCGACGGCTACGACTACATCAGCCTGGATATCGCGGACACCGGGTCGGCGGGCGCGCAGCTGATCTCGGTCCTGTACATCCTGCATGACCTGCAGGTTCAGCGGGCACCGACGAACTTGATAGCCCCGCTGAGCTGACCTGATCGAACCCCCGGGCCGGAGGCCGCATACCGGCCCGGGGGTTCCCCCGGCTTCCAACAAGGGTGCAACCCCGAAACGGAGCGACCATCGTGAGCAACCAAGGCAGGTACTCCCCGCTGTTCTCCCGCCGCAGCGCAGGCGGGCCCCTCCCCATCGTCGATATCGACGAGACCCCCGGCAACGTGTGGTTCGTCAACGGCGCGGTCGGGTCCGACTCGGCCGGGTACGGCATGACCCCCGATTCACCGTTCGACTCCCTCGGCTACGCGTACAGCAGCGACGTCCTGGCCTCCGGTGACACCGTGTACGTCATGCCCGGCCACACCGAGACGCTTGCCTCAGCCGGGGCGGTGACCGCCGACATCGCCGGGGTGACCGTGATCGGGCTCGGTTGCGGCGCGAACCGGCCGACGTTCAATTTCACCACCACCGACGCGACGATGCTGATCACCGCGGCGTCGAACCGGTGGGTGAACCTCCTGACCGTGGCGAACACCGTCCTGGACGTGGTCGACGGGATCGTGGTTTCAGGTGCGGATTGCGAGCTGGTCGACATCCACGGCCGGGAAGACGGCGCCACCAAACAGTTCGCGCTGTGGCTGCGGCTGCACACCGGCGCGGCCAGGGCCCGGGTCATCCGGCCGCGGTTCCTCGGCGCGGCCGGAGACGCCGGGGTCGGCGCCATCAAGATTTCCGGGGTGGTCGACGGGGTGTACATCGAAGACGCGTGGGTGGTGGGCATCCACTCGTCCGGGAGTATCTTCTCGTCCGCGGCGGCCACGGACACGATGATCGTTCGGCCGTTCTGCCGGCAGGCCCATGCCACCCAGGACGGCGGGATCGTTCTCAACTCGGGTAACACGGCAGTGGTCATCGACGCCAAGGTGCAGTCCGCGACGAACGACGCGGACGGCTTCAACCTGGCACTGGTAGGCGCCGCCGCCTCATTCTTCAACCCGCTCGTGGTGAACCTGGCCGGTGAAAAGGGCGGCTCGCCGCTGACTGCTTCCGCCGCCTCATGAGCGCGGCACCGATCACCAGCAACTTCGAGAGCGGGGAGCTGGTGTTCCGGGTTCACGCCACCGGAACCGAGGTGTTCCGGATCACCCAGACCGGGGTTTCGTTCCCGGCCGCCGTCACCATCGGCGGTATCGGGTACGTGTTCCCGGCCGACAACGGTGACGCCGGGGAGCAGTTGGAGACGGACGGGTCGGGGAACCTCACCTGGGAGGCCGCGACGTGAGCACCTACACCAGGCCCACCGAGGGGAAGCTCAACGACATCCTGTCGACGCTGGGGGCCACGAAGACGAGCATGTGGCCGTTCTGGGAGAAGACGGGGATCCTGGTCACCGGCATCGGCGTCGGTGACCTGATCCCCTCCGAGACCGGGGCCGCCGCGGAAGCGCTGGAAGACGACTTTGCTCCGGTGGCGCTGCCCTCCGGGCTGCACTCGTACCACTTCCACCCGACCGGGGATCACCACCTGGCCGGCATCGACCACAACAACTACAGCTTCGGCGACGGGTCCGTGGATTCGCCGTTCTCGGTCGGGGCGTGGATCCGGCCGAACGCCATCGTCACCAACGTGGTCATGGGCAAGTACGACTCGGCGGGCAACCTTGAGGAGTGGCGGTTCTTCATCGACTCGGCCGGGAAACTGTCGATGGAGCTGCACGACGCCTCGGCGTCGGCCACCGAGATAGCGATATCCGACGCCGCGGTGACCGCCGGGCAGTGGGTGTTCGCGGTCGCCGCGTACGACGGCGGGGAAACGTCCCCCGACCTGGACCTGTACGTCAACGGCGCGGCCGTCAACGACGGGTCGACCGTCGAGTCGGGCACCTACACGGCGATGGAGAACACGGGTGCACCGTTGACGGTGGGCTGTTCCGGGGTGACCGCCACCCCGGTCGCGGAGTTCCACGGCCGGATCGCCCTGCCGTTCATCTGCGGGAAGCAGCTGACCGCGTCGGAAGTCGCGAGCCTGTATGCCCTGACCGCGCCGATGGTCGGCATGGGCTGATGCCGCCCGTTCCCCCGTTCCTGCTGTACATGTGCCGCAACGAAACCGGCACCTGCCCGACCTCCGGGCAGGTGCGGCAGGTGTGGTTACGCACGCTCGCGGCGGGAATCGTCGAGATGCCAGGCGAGCTACTCTGCGGCCGCTGCGGATGGGCAGTGGATCAGGTCACCGACTACGGAGGTAACCCCCTCATGGCTCTAAGGAAGTGCCTGGCCTGCACCACCCGCTTTGCGGTCGGGGCGGAAACATGCCCGCACTGCGGGAGTACCAACCACGTCGAGGAAGGCGAGCAGATGGCGAAGAACACCCTGCACGGAGGCCCGTCCAACAAGGAAGCGCCACCCGGGGAACCGGGCCACATGCCGGAGCAGCAGCAGGACGGGCCCGGCGAAGACTCGACCCCCCCCACCGAGGACGGTAAGCGGCCCGACAGCGACGGGTCGATCGATCTGGACGTGCATTCGAGCACGCTCGGCCAGTCCTCCCGGACCACCCAGACGGATCCTGCCGGCGGAACCACCGCCAAGAAGACGGCACCCAGCGCTGCCGCCAAGAAGACGACGGCCGGCGGCCGCGGCGGAAGGTCCAGCAGGGCCAGCAGCTGAGATACTGATCCGCGTCGGGCACCATGGAGGATCCGCCCGGGTAGAGGACCACCGCGCCGGGGCCACGTCGCCGTACCGCTCCGCGCTCTACCTGGGCGGTACTCCGGCCGATCGAGAGGGGCCGCGCCCGTGTCGTGGGACCAGCTGGTCGACATCATCCGCGAGACCCGCGACATTGCCGCTGAGGAACGCGACACCCCGCCGGTTGCCTGCCCCAACGATGGGGAGCCGCTCAGCACCGGCCCGACCGGGGAGCTGTTCTGCACGTTCGACGGCTGGCGGTTCCGCTGACCGGCCACGTTACGCCCGGGCCCGGGCCCGCCGCCGGTATGCTGCGGTGACGATCTTCCCCAGTAGGGTGCGCGATCAGGGCGGGATGTCCGGCCAGGCTGCGGACAGGAAGGTCGGCGGGCGCCCGTGAGCCTGGAGAGCGGGGCCCTGCGCATCCGTCCGTCAGGTAACGCCCCGGCCCGGCCGCAGACGGGCCGGGCCCACACGAGCAGGGGCACACCATGGGCAAGGCTGCACCCGATGCCACGATCGATTCCATGTTCGACTACATCGACCAGTCCGACATCATGCACGTGTGCTCCGGCGAACCGGCGAACTACGCGGGGATCGCCGCGGTTTCGCTGGCCGATGTGGCGATGACCCCGGATACGGACTACACCAAAGCCAACGGTGACGTGTCGGGCCGGAAAGTCACGGTGGCAGCGAAGTCCGCGGTTACCGTCGACAACTCCGGGACCGCAACTCATATCGCGTTGGCGAAGGTTGGCGACACCACCTTGCGGTACGTCACGACCTGCACTAGTCAGGCGGTGACCGCAGCGAACACCGTGAACGTTCCGGCCTGGATAATCGAGGTACGAGACCCCACCTGACCGGGCCCGGACCGAGCGGAGTTTTGACCCATGACCACGATCCGGATCCCGATCGACCTGCGGAACCCGCGGGTAGCGACCCTCGGTGGCAACGCCTTTTTCACGGTCGGTGCGTTGACCGCGTGGGACGCCGCCCGGTGGGAGTTCGTGAAGGACGTCGAGGGCAGGATCTACGGCGTGGTGCCGGTCCCGAAGAACGTCGCCGGCACCCCGGCGGGGAAGATCATCCTGGATATCGCCGCGAGTGCGACCAGTGAGGTAACCAGGCTCACGGTCGCTACGAAAGCAGTCGCGGACGCCGAGTCGCTGAACCCCGCGGCGTTGACCGCGGAGACCGCCCAGGACATCACTACGCCCGGCACGGCGCGGCTCCGTAAGACGGTTACGTTCCCGGCCGCCGGCAGCCTGACCGAGGCGCTGGCCGCGGACGATCTGCTGATCGTTGAGATCACCCACAACGGCAACCACGCCAACGACACCCTGACCGTCAACACGGAGCTGTACGCGGCGTTCCTGCAAGTGGACATCTGACGATGGCGCGGACATTCACGTCCGACCAGATCGCGATCTCGCGTACGGCGACGCTGGAACCGGCGCAGATCACCTGCGCGATGTGGTTCAGGTCGGCCGGTCGGTCGGGGAACTTCAAGTACCTGTTCGAGAAAGTGCTCACCACCGGCGAGCACGCCTCGTACGCGTGGCACACCACCGGCGGTGGCGGGAACTTCCTGTGCTTCGAGATCGGGTGGGGCACTTCCGCGGGGAACACGAGCCGGGCGAATTGCACGACGGACCTGTACAACGGCGCGTGGCGGCACGTCGCCGGCACCTACGACCTGTCCGACATCCGCATGTACCTCGACGGCGCCGAATCCTCGACCGCCGCGGAGAATCGGCCGATCGCCTACAACGCCAGCAACGACCTGTACGTGGGTACCTGGGATAACGGCGCGTTCAATTTGCATCAGGACGGGGATTACGCCGAGTTGGGCGTGTGGTCGGTGGCGTTGTCGGCCGCGGAGATCGCCGCGCTGGCGAAAGGCGCGCATCCGCATCACATCCGCCCGGACAAGTTGGTCTTGTACCTGCCGATCTGGGGGGCCTCCCCCGAACCGGACCTGTCGGGGAACCGGCAGAACGGCACCGTCTCCGGTACCGCGATCACCGACCACGCCCCGCTCGGCCCGTACGCCCCGTACGCCGTGGACCTGTCCGCCGCGGTGGCATCCTCCGCGATCGACCTCACCGTCGCGGACGCCACCCACGCGCAGACCGCCGGCAACGCCGCGCTGACACAGGTTCACCAGCTGGTCGTGGCGAACGCGGCGCAGGCCCAGACCGTGCAGAACGCCGCACTGACACAGGTCCACGTCCTGGCCGTCGCGAACGCCGGCCACGCCCAGACGGCGACGTCACCGACCCTCACCCAGACCCATGTCCTCACCGTCGCGAACGCGGCACACGCCCAGACCGCCGACAACGCGCTGCTGACCTTCCCCAACCTGACCGTGCAAGACGCCACCCACGCCCAGGCCGCCGGCTCCCCCACCTTGTCCCTGACCGCCGGGTTCCTCGGCGAGGCGCACGGCCAGGACCGGGCCATGATCGGTTCCGTGTCCTACGATTCGTAGCAGCGACACAACCGAACATCGCTGCTGGTCATCCCGTAGAAAGCAACCGAGGAGACGCAGTGCACGGACCCACGCGCATAGCTGCGCGTCCTGGTCGAGGCGCGACCTGATGGCGCCGTGGCTCTGCACGCGCGAAGACGTCAAGCATGCGTTGGACAGCAGGGAAACCAGCCGCAACAACCGGCAGGTGGACGCCGCTGTCGCTTCGGCGACCCTCAGCATTGAGGGGATGCTGCACCGGAAGTTCTACCCGCAGCTGGCGACCCGCTACAAAGACTGGCCCGACACCCGGCAGGTCGGTGCCCGGCCGTGGCGGATCTGGCTCGACGAAGACGAGCTGATCTCCGTCCTCACCCTGACTTCCGGCGGGACCGTCATCACCCCTGGTGACTACTTCCTGGAACCGGCGAACGACGGCCCGCCGTACGACCGGATCGAGCTGGACCGGTCCGGCTCGGCGACGTTCGGCGGTGGCTCGACTCCGCAGCGGTCGGTGGGGATCCTCGGGCTGTGGGGATTCGACAACGAGGAAGAGTCCGTGGGCCAGCTGACCGCGACGCTGGGGGCGTCGGACACGGCGACGGCGTCGATCTCCTGGACCACGGCGCGAGTCGGTGTCGGGGATCTCCTGCGCATCGACAGTGAGCGGATGATCATCACCGACCGGTCGATGGTCGACTCCGGGCAGAACCTGCAAACCCCCATGACCGCGGCCGCGTCGAACGTGACCGCCGCGGTGACGTCGGGGACCGGGTTCGGCATTGACGAGGTGCTGCTACTCGAATCCGAACGGATGCTGGTCGTCGATATCGCCGGCAACAACCTGACCGTGAAGCGGGCATGGGACGGGTCGCCACTCGCGGCGCACACCAGCAGCGACGTGTACACCCTGACCGGCGTCGAGCTGGACCGGGCGGCCGCCGGCACCACCCTGGCCGCGCATTCGTCGAGCGCGACGATCTACCGGTACAAGCCGCCGCCGCTGCTGCGGACCCTGGCTGTCGCCGAGTCGATGAACATCCTCTTGCAGGAAGGCAGCGGTTACGCGCGGGTCGTGGGCTCCGGGGAATCGCAGCGGGAGGCGTCCGGCCGCGGCCTGCGGGAGCTTCGGGAGCAGGCCCTGACCGTGTACGGGCGTCAGGCCCGGAAGCGGGCCGTGTGATGGGCGACCACGACGGGATCCACGCCTACCTCGCCCGCGAGGTGCTGCGGCGGCTGCTCGCGCAGATCGTTGAGGCTGACCAGGACTATGCGCGCCGGTACCCGCTGGTGCTGCAGGCCATGACGGCAGCCGTCCAGGTCGGCTACGCGGCCGGCGTCGGTCTGGACCCGAACGAGCCGGACTGGCCGGTGGTGTACATCGAGCTGCCGACCGGTCAGGTGTCTTGGTATATGCCGGCCCATCCGGTGCCCTACGACGGGCATTCGACGGCCGAGAAGCACCAGCGGATAGCCGATTACCGGGCGAGCGGGGGCGGCAGCTGATGGCGATCACGGTGAGCATGAGAGGCCCGCTGCTCGACGGCCAGGCGCCCGCCGAGATCGCGCGGATCTGCCGCGAGATCGAAGACGAGGTCGCCGCTCAGGGTTCGTCCCTGGTGCATGAGCGGCTGAACCAGTCGATCCGTAACCCGACGCCGTACTACGAGACCCAGATCGTCACCGACCGGGCCGGCCGTGGCACGCTGGTCCACGATCGGGGCATCGTGTACGGGCCGTGGTTGGAAGGCGTCGGGAGCCGCAACAAGACGACCCGGTTCAAGGGCTATTTCTCGTTCCGGCGCGCTACTCACGAGCTGCGGCGGCAGGCGCCTGCGTTGGCTGAGATCGTGGTGCGGCGCAACATCGGGCGGTTGCAGTGAGCCTCGGCGCCAGGACGATCCTCGACGTCCTTCAGTCCCATGCGTTGGCGTCCGGGTTGTTCGAGCGGGTCAACGGCCACGAACCGAAGAACGCCCCCGGGAACGGCCTCACAGCCGCCGTGTGGGGCCAGCGCATCGATCCGGTGCTGACGTCCGGTCTGGCGTCCAGCTCGGCGCGGCTGACGGTCCAGGTCCGCGTGTACGGCAACATGCTGGCCGAACCCCTCGACGGGATCGACCCGAACCTGATCGAGGCGGTTGACACGCTGATGGAGGCCTACTCCGGGGACTTCCAGCTCGGCGGGGCCGCCCGTGAGATTGATCTGCTCGGCGAGCACGGCATTGCCCTGACCGCGATCGCCGGTTACCTCACCCAGGACGGGCGCTTGTACCGCGTGTATGACCTCACCGTGCCGGTCATCGTCAACGACGCCTGGACCCAGAGCCCGTAGGAGCAGCATGGATCTTTCCGACCGGCATCCGGCTACCCGCGACCTGATGCGCTGGTTCGACCCGTCCCACCTGGACGAGCGCGGCCCGGTCTGGTGGGTGGTCAAGCGTTGCCAGCAACTCGCGGTGACCATGGTCGAAAACCTGGACGACGGAGCGGAGCTGTCAGCAGGACTGCGGCGGCTGTTGGAGGCCAAGGATGCGTTTGCGCGCCAAGCCGTACGGACAGCGGAGGAAGCCGAAGCGAAGGCACGGGCCGGCGGTGGGTGACGACCGGGCAATCGTGGTCGCCACTACCACGATCGTGGACGGCATCACGTTGCGCTGGTACCGCAACATCCACGACGCCCGCAACCAAAGGGAGCTGCTGTCAGCGTCCCGGCACGGCGTGTTGGTCAGTGGAAGCACCTACCTACACACCATCCCCGCCGGTTTCCTGCGGGACGCCACCGCCGGGTACGAGGCGCTGGCCGCGCGCCAGGACGACAAGGCCCACGGCTACGTCACCCACGTGAAGAACCCCAACATCGGGGGCCGGATCGAACCAGTCGGCAGGGAGAAGGGCTGATGGCAAAACAGTCAGGGCTCGGGGACAACCTGTATGCCGGGGGGTACGACCTGTCCGGGGACATCCTGTCGTTGAAGGTCATCGGGGGCGGCCCGAAAACCGATGAGGTGACCGGCATCGACAAGTCGGCGGTGGAACGGCTCGGGCTGGTCCGCGACGGCCGGATCGACGCCACCTCGGCGTTCAACCCGGCCACGGACCGGGCGCACCTACGCCTGAAGCTGCTACCCACCGCGGACGTGATGCTCACCTACTGCCGCGGTACCACCCTCGGCAACCAGGCCGCGTGCATGGTGTCCAAGCAGATCAACTACGACGGCCAGCGGGCCGACGACGGGGCGTTCCGGTTCGAGGTGTCCGCGCAGGCCAACGCCTACGGCCTGGAGTGGGGCCGGCAGCTGACCGCCGGGAAACGCACCGACACGGCCGCCACGAACGGGCCGAGCATCGACACGACCGCGTCCGCCGACTTCGGCGCGCAGGCCTACCTGCAGGTGTTCGCGTTCACCGGCACATCGGTCACCGTCAAGATCCAGGACTCAGCCGACGACTCCTCATTCCTCGACGTCGCCGGCCTCACGTTCACAGCCGCGACCGGCGTCACCACCGAACGGCTGGCCACCGCGAACACCGCGACGGTCCGCCGCTACCTGCGGATCGCCACCACCGGCACGTTCTCCAACGCCGTGTTCTCCGTGGTCATCGCCAAGAACCCGATCGCCGGGCAGGTGTTTTGATGCACCCGTTCCGGCCCTGGGAAGACCACCTGCCGCCCCCGCAGGCGTTCCAAACCTTCGAGCTGCGTTCCCCCCACGACGTCCGGATCAAAGCCGCCTGCGAGCAGGTGCAGTGCCAGGCCTGGCGCGCCGGCTGGCGGTCCCTCATCGATGAGTCCACCGACCTCGGCCGCACCCAGGCCGCCTACATCCGTGCCCGGTCCGGCCGGACCTTCACCGAACGTCCCGGCCCGGGCGGGCTCACCGAGTTCGCGTTCGACTCCGGGCAACGCTGCTTCGCCGACCACCGCACCCGCCCGGAGATCTACCTTGTCGTCGGCGGGGACTGGCGCGGCAACCCCACCGGCCACCAGCGCAGACACACCAGGCCAATCGACTGGGTAGAGGACTTCGCCGAGCACCAGCTCCGCGTAGCAGACCAGCACCAGAAGGGATAGCCCGTGGCCCGCCGCACGAGCGACGAACTGATAGCAGCCCTGACGCAGCAAGGGATCATCCCGGAGAACACGAATCGGGTGATCGTGGATTTGCAGGCGGGATACGCGCCGATCATCCACACCGAAATGGTCGGAGACGAGCGAACGCTGGATATCGCCATAGCTGCTGTTCGAGCAGCCGCTGTGGTCGAAACGGAAGAAAGGGAAGGCTAAATGGCGAAGGAATCCGGCCTCGGGTGGACTACCTGCTCTGTCGATGACAGCGCAGGAGCCGCGAAGGCCATCAAAAACGACATCACAAACTTGCAGTTCGCGACGCCGCGGGCCGTTCAGGACGTGACCGGCATCGACAAGTCCGCGATGGAACGGCTCCTGCTCATGGCCGACTTCTCGATCACCCTCAACGGCGTGTTCAACGACGCCGCAGACCAAGCGCACGCCGTGTTCAAGACGGTGACGAGCACCAGCGTTGCCCGCACGGTCACCCTGGCCGTGTCCGGTCAGACACTCGCCAACGAGGTGCTGTTCACGGACTATCCGCTGCAGCGCTCCGACTCCGGAGAGCTGACCTTCGCCGTGCCCGGCGTCCTATCTGACGGCACCGTGCCGACCTGGTCCTGACCCATGGGATACAAGCCGGACCGGAAAGTCTTCAAGCTCGTGTTCGATGACCCGTCCATGGACGGACTCGAAGTGAAAGCCACGTCCCTCGACATCGGCGCGCTGTTCAAGGTGACGGAGATACGATCCAAAAAGATCCTCACCCAGGACGACGTCGAGGAAATGTTCTCGGCGTTCGCCAACGCGCTGAGGTCGTGGAACGTCGAGGACGACGACGGGAACCCGGTGCCGACCGACCTGGCCGGGATCTACTCCCAAGAGCTGACCTTCATTCAAACGATTATCTGGGCATGGGTCGACGCCATAACCGGCGTCTCGGATGAACTGGGAAAAGAATCCGGCTCTGGCGAGACCTTCCCGGAGGGATCGCTACCGATGGAACCACTGTCGGAAAGCCAGGCGAGCTAGAACACGCAGAGCTGGTTCTCGGCTTGTGTGCCCGGTTCAGTTGCCTACCGAGCCAGCTATACGCCGAGAACGCGGAGCTCATGCGGCTGGTCACCATCGAGGGCATGGCAATACCGGACGACGCGACCGGCGGGGCCGAGCAACTGACGAACGGATGGGGGTGAACATTCAGTGAGCAACGAGGTCGAGATCGTTGTCACGGCGAAGGACCGGGCCGGGCCGGTCACCGCCAAGACGGCGGCCCAGTTTCGGGGGCTCCGGGGCGACATCATCAAGGTCGGCGATGAGCTGCAGAAGATCGACTCGAAGATCGACTCGACGTCCGAGCACGTCCGACAGCTGGGCGTCGAGTTCGAGCAGACCGGCAACAAAGACGTGTTGAAGAAGCTCCGCGAGGAACGGGGGTCGCTGGAGAACCTGCGCCGGATCCGGGGCGAGCTGAAACAGTTTGCGGACGACGCCGGGAAGTCCGGCGACGAGGGCGGGTCGAAATTCCGGATGAATTTCGGCCGGGGCGTGTTGAGGGGCGCGGGGACGTTCTTCGGGAACGTTGCCGAGTCCGCAACCACCGTGTTGAACCGCTCGTTTGGGACCGCGGTCACCAGCAACCCTTTGGTGGGGGCGGCGTTCCTCGCGCCGGTCGCCGCTGCCCTGGTCGGTGGTATGCCGGCCATCGGGTCCGCCGCGGGCGGTGCGCTGGTCCTCGGGTTCGGTGCCGGGATCGCCGGTATCGGGTTGGCTGCTGCCGCGCAGAACCAGGCGGTACAGAGGGAGTTTTCGGCGCTGGCCGACTACACGAAGCTCGTTGCGAAGCGGATCAGCGCGCCGTTCGTGCCGATGCTACTGGGGCTGTCCTCCGAATTCAAAGAAACGTTCGATACGTTCGTGCCGTTCCTGCAGGAAGCGTTCGCGAAGATGGCCCCCGCGATTGGGGATTTCGGCACCAACGTGGCTGACGGGTTCAGTCGGATGCGGTTCGCGATCGGCCCGGTAACCGAAGCGTTCAGCGCGCTACTGAACACGATCGGCCCGTCCCTGCCGGGGCTGTTCGAGGGGCTCTCGGATGCGATCATCAACGTGGCGGACAGCATCAGCTCGAACCCGCAGACGTTCGCGAATCTGGTGACGTGGACTATCCAACTGGCCACCGGTTTAACAGATCTGATCGCGAAGCTGTCGGACTCCGCGAACTGGCTGCAGCAACACGGCGAAGCCGCAAAGACCCTGTTCAGCATCGCCACCGCCGGCCTCGGGCCCTTGGCCGCGCACGCGCTGGGGATCGGAAAGAACGCCGAATCGGCGCGGGACGCATCGTTTGCGTTCCAGGACGCCGCCGCAGGCATGGACCAGGAGAAATCCGCAGCCGAGCAGCTCAGCGAATCGCTCGACAAGCTGAACAGCCAGAACCAGTCGGCGGAACAGGCGCACCTGCGGTTCGAGGAGTCGATAGACCGGGTCTCTGAAGCGATCAAGAAGAACGGCGCGAACCTCGACTCGAACACGGAGAAGGGGCGCGCTGTTCGAGGGGCGATGCTGCAGAGTGCGCAGGCCGCGGTGCAGTTCCGCGACGCCCAGGTGAAGCAAGGTGTTCCGCTGGACGTGGCGAACGCGAAACTGTCGACGCAGCGGGACCGGTTGATCAACGCGGCGGCGGCGGCCGGCATGAGTAAGAAGGCAGCCCGCCTGTACGTTGACACGATTCTGCAGACCCCCGCCTCGAAAGCCACGGCGTTCAGAAACAACGCGGCGTCTGCGAAGCAGGAGATCATCACCATGGGCACGCTCATCAAGCGTTTGCCCAGCGGGAAGACGTTCACTTTCACCGTGCGGACAATCATCACGGGGCCACCGAAAGCGCGGATCGCGTTCACCACCGGCGGTTCGGGTGGGTTCCAGCGGGAGGCTACCGGCGGGGTGATCGGTGGCGGGCCGATGGCGCAGGCCGCGGAGGGCGGGCCGCGGGGCAACGTGGTGATGGTCGGCGAGCAGGGCCCGGAGATGGTGCGGCTGCCGTTCGGTTCGACGGTGCGGTCGAACCCGGACACGCGCCGGATCATGGGGTTCGCTTCCGGTGGGATCGCGGCACAAGCCAACAGCTACTTGAACTGGTTGCGCCGTGGCGGGACTCTGCATGAGGATTTCTCGACCAGCAACCCGGGCTGGACCAACAACGGCGGCCGGCTCGCGGACGCGTTCTTCGCTTCCCATCGTGGCTACGACTACACCGGCGGGGCGAAGGACCGGGCGGTGATCTCCGCGTGGCTGCGGTCCAAGATCCCGGCTGCGAGGAAACCCGCTGCGAAGCCGGCCACGCTCGGCCAGTCCGCCGGCTCGTACTTGAACTGGTTGAACAAGGGCGGGGCGTTGCGTGAGGACTTCTCGACGTCGAACCGGGGCTGGACCGGTACCGGGTCGAAGCTGGCTGACATGTTCTACAAGAGCCACAAGGGCTACAACTTCACCGGCGGGGCGAGGGACCGTAACGTTGTCTCGACGTGGCTGCGGACCCTCATGCCGGCCGGGAAGGCAGCCGCCCCGCATACGTTGAACGCGGCGGCAGCGACGGCCGGGCACGCTGCCGGGCCGATGCACGTCACGGTGCAGCTCGGTGGCGAACGCGTCGCCCAGCTGCTGATCGATCCGCTCCGTAAGGAAGTCCGGACCCGTGGTGGAGACGTTCAGACGGTGCTCGGCCGGTGACGTTCCCGCAGACGCCCCTGTCGACGAAGGTTGAGGCGTACATTGACGGCGCTTGGGTGAACCTGACGACGAAGGTGTACGGGGCCCAGGTGATCAGGATCGACCGTGGGCGCAGCACCGAAGGCACGCAGGTTGACAGGTCCACCTGCAAGCTGACGATCAACAACCGGGACGGCGCGTACTCGCCGCGCAACCCTCTCGGCGCCTACTACGGGAAGATCGGTCGGAACACGCCGCTGCGGGTCGGCATCAACCACGGCCTGACCCGGCTCCTGGTCGACGGCACCGACGTGGTCACCGCTCCGGACACGGCCGGCTTGTCGATCACCGGCGATATCGACATCAGGGTCGACCTCTCCCTGAAGTCGTGGACGTCCTACACGGATCTGGTGTCCAAGTGGACCGGCTCAGGTAATCAGCGCTCGTACGCTTTCGCGGTCGACACCGGCGGGATACTGGCCCTGTACTGGTCTGCAGACGGGACCACCTTCCTCACGGCAGCGGCGACCGCCGTGGTGCCGGCCCCGCTGTACGGCCGGAAAGCGGTCCGGGTGACCCTCGACGTCAACAACGGGGCCGGCGGGAAGACCGCCCGGTTCTACTACTCGGACACGATTTCCGGGACCTGGACGCAGCTCGGTGACGCGGTCACCACCGGCACCACAACGTCGATCTTCAACAGCACGGCGATCGCGAGGGTCGGCGCGAACGTCAACATCTATGACCGGATCGGCCGGGGCGAGATCTACGCGGTGAAGATCCTCGACGGCATCGCCGGGACCGAACGGGGGAACCCGGATTTCACCGTGCAGACAGACGGGGCTTCGTCGTTCGCGGATGCCGCAGGAAACACCTGGACGGTCCCGGCGGGGGTGGAGCTGACGAACTACCGGGCCCGGTTCTGTGGGGAGATTCCGGCCTGGCCGCAGGTGTGGGACGTCACTGGTCGTGACGTCCGCGCGTCCATCGACGCCGCCGGGATTCTGCGGCGGCTCAACCAGGGCGCATCTCCACTGAAATCGACGCTGTTCAGGGCGTTGACGTCGTCGTCGGCTCCGCTGGTGGCGTATTGGCCGATGGAGGACGGGGAGAACTCCAGGTCGGCGGCGTCCGCGACCGGTGGGTCCGCGCTGCAGATCATCGGGTCGCCGGATATGGCGACCTACGGCGGGTTCGAGGCGTCCGCGCCGTTGCCGCTGATGCGGTCTGCGCGGTTCTCCGGGACCGTCCCCGCCTACACCAGCACCGGCACTATCCAGCTCAGGTTCCTGATCAACATCCCGGCCGCCGGCAGCGTTAACGGTGCCTCTCTGATGCGGCTCACGAACGCGGGCAGCGCCTACCAATGGGACGTCATCTATGGCACCGGCGGGACGCTGAAGCTACAGGCACGGTCCACCCTGGGTGTATTGCTGATGGACTCCGGTTCGTTCGCGTTCGGTGTTGACGGTGACGAGTTGCGGATGTCGATCGAGCTGGACCAGAACGGGGCCAACATCGACTGGCAGCTGTCCACGCTCAACGTAGGGGACTCCACCGGGCTGTTCATCAACGGCACGTTGAACAGCGAAACCATCGGCCGCGCCGTCACCGCCGTGTTCGGTTACGCCCTCGACGACGTTGCGATAGGTCACCTCAGCATCGAGAAGCAGATCACCGACATGTTCGATTTGGCCGCGGAGCTGGACGCCTACACGGGGGAACGGGCAGGGACACGGATCGAGCGGCTGTGCGAAGAGGAGGCCATCACGTTCTACGCGCTGGGAGACCTGACAGACACCCCGGCGATGGGCCCGCAGAGCCAGTCGACGTTGCTGTCGCTGCTGCGGGAAGCCGCCGAAACAGACCTGGGGATCCTGTACGAGCCGCGGGAGCTGACCGGCTTGGCGTACCGGCCCCGTGCCACCTTGTACAACCAGGATGTTGCCCTGTCGCTGTCCTACCCCGGTCACCAGCTCGTGGGGCTGGTGCCTGTCGACGACGACCAGGCGGTCACCAACGACGTGACCGTGTCCCGGGTGCGGGGGTCCTCGGCGAGGACCACACTGGAAGTCGGGGCGCTGTCGGTGCAGTCTCCCCCGGACGGAGTCGGCCGGTATGACACGGGGGTGACCATCAACCCGGAAACCGATGCGGTGTTGGCGGACCATTCCGGCTGGCGGTTGCACCTGGGCACTGTGGATGAGGCCCGGTACCCAACCGTCGAGCTGAACCTGGCGAACGCGTCGTTCAGTTCGACGCTGCGGACTCAGGTAATGGAACTCGACCTCGGTGACAATCTGGCCGTCGCCGACCCGCCGAGCTGGTTGCCGCCGGAGGACATCCGCCAAATGCTGCAGGGGTCGTCGGAGACCCTGTCCAACTTCCAACACGACACCACCTTCAACTGCTCCCCCGCGTCGCCGTGGAACGCGGCCGGGGTGTACGACGAGACCGGGAGCCGGTACAGCTCCGACGGGTCGACGCTCGCGGAGGACTTGACCACCACCGAAACGGCGGTCGATGTGGCCACTCCGTCCGGGCCGCTGTGGACCACCAGCGGCGGGGAACTGCCACTGGACATCCGCGTCGGTGGTGAGGTCATGACGGTGACCGCGATCAGCGGCGCGTCGTCGCCGCAGACGTTCACGGTCACCCGTTCGGTCAACGGCGTGGTGAAGACCCACGCGACGGGAGCGGTGGTCGAGCTTGACCGCGGCGTCCGTTACGTCATCTAGGGAGCGCATGCGATGAGTTCACCGCTGGCCGGCCAGCTCGTTAAGGCCGGCGATTTCGAGGGATACGGCGACGCGTTCACTTCGTTCATCCCGACCTGGACCAACGTCACGGTGGGCAACGGCGCGCAGAACCACGCGTACCTGCAGATGGGGAAACTGATCATCGCCAGATATGAGCTGGTGTTCGGGTCGACGTCGGCGATCACCGGTACGCCGGTGGCGACGCTGCCGGTCACCGGCCTGTCGAACGTCTCGTTCGGGTTCTTCTCCCATTACCGGGATGTGTCCGCGCCCGCGAGTTTCGACGGGATCATCACCGTCGCGTCAACGACCACGGTCAACTTCCTCGTGTTCAACCCCGCGGCGGCCAACGCTAACCGCATCGGCGTCACCTCCACCACGCCTATGACCTGGGCCAACGGCGACATGATGCAGGGGCAGGTCATCTACGAAGCCGCCTAGGGACGGCGCCCGGTTCCCGGTGATCTTTTCGCGTAGCATGCGCTCATGGATGAGACACGGAGCACGGAGACCGGCGAGCAGAGCAAGGCGGTCGACCCGGAGCACAGCGACCTGACCGGTACCCCTGACGCCCCGGTGACCCAGCCGGACGAGGCGGACGAGGCGGACGACGACACGCGCACGGACTAGAGGCCAACCCGTGCCGCTGGTCGTGATCCAAGCCGGGCACACGGGCCGGACCGCCGGCCCGTGGGGTCCGGACATTTCCAACAACGACAAGACCGGCGGCCCCGGTGAGGCCCTGTTCGCGTGGGAAGCCGCGCTGAACTGCCGTGACGCGCTCGTGGCGCGCGGCTACGTGGCGAAGGTCATCCAGGCCGACCCGCCGCCCTCGGCGTACGTGTGTGACGTGTTCGTGGCGATCCACTGCGACGCCTCAGACAGCCCCCAATCCCATGGCGCCAGCGTCGGATACCAGAACCAGGCCGGCGGGCGGATGGCGGCAGCGTTCAAGCGCGCGTACGTGTCGCATGGCTGGCCGCGCGGGTTCCGCCCGGACAACTACACCGAGGCGCTGCACTACTACTACGGGTGCCGCAAGGCGCTCGACCGCAACCCCGACTGCCTTGCGGTGATCGTGGAGTCCGGGTTCCAGACCAATCCCGAAGATCGCCAGCTGCTGCGCGGACCCGGCGGCCGGTCGCGGGTCGCGGTGGCCATCGCGGACGCCATCGACGAGGCGACCGGCCGCCGGCCGCCGGCACCGGAGGACGACATGTACTCAGAAGCGGACCGCAAGCGCGACATCTACATCAGCGCGCAGGTGAAGGCATCCGCGCAGCTGACCGTCACGATGGCGACAAGACTCCTGCGCGCCGTCACCGTCCTGGACGACAAGGTAGACGCGGTGATCGCCGGGGACGTTCTGGACGACGCCAAGTTCGCCGCGATGAAGACGACCCTGGCCACCGTCAAGGCTGAGGTGGAGGAAGCCGCGGCCGGCGTTCAGAAGCTGCTCGACCGGGATGACCCTGCGAGCCCCCCAAACCAGTAGAGCCGGTTCCCATCGCGGGCCGGCCTTCCGTGACGTATGAGACGGTGCTGCGCAACGCGCTCACCCAGAACCCGGCGCCCTGGTACACGCTGGGGGCGCTGGGGGCGCTGTGGGCCGCCGGGGAGCGCACCGGCGTAGACCCGGTGGTCTTGGCCGCCCAGTGCGCCCGCGAGACCGGCTGGGGCCGCTTCGGGGGGAAAGGCGGCGTCAATGCCAGCTTCAACAACACCTGCGGGTTGAAGACCCGGGCCGGTGGCGACGATGACGACCCGAACGCGCACGCCCGGTTCGTCGACCTGCACACCGGCGCGCAGGCCCACGCCTGCCACCTGCTCGCCTACGCCAGCACCGGCCCGTTGCCGACGTGGAACCCGGACCCGCGTAGCGACTGGGTGTTGCGTGGCATTGCCCCGAACGTTCACCAGCTCGGCCCGTGGGCCCCGTCTGATCCGAAGTACGGCGTGGAGTTGGTGCGGCTCGTCCGGCTGCTGCGGCGGCCGGCGTGAAGCGGTCCACCCGCGACGCGTGGCTGTGCACGTTCCTCGCCATCACCGCGCTCGCGATCATGCTGGAGCTGCTCGCCGCGTTCGACGGTGACCCGAACACCGACCCCTGGACCGACCTCATCGTCAAGTACGTGCCGATGGAGGTCACGTTCGCGGTCATCGGGGCGCTGTGCGCGTGGCTGCCCCTGCACTTCGGCATCCGGTACTGGCGGCGCAGCCGGCGCGACTCGAAACCGCAGTGACGTCGGGCCGGATTCCCGCAGGTCGGGCAGGCCAGACGTGATTCACTGTGATCTATGAGCACCAGCCCCGCACCGGTGGAACGGAAAGTCAAAACTGCCGCGGCATGGACGTACGTAGCGGCTACCGCGCTGCTCGCCGCACTGGGTCTGGTGCAGGCAGACAACTCGCTACTGGGCGCGCTCCCGGATCCGGTCGAGGCGCCCCTACTCGGGCTGCTGCCGGCCGCGGTCGCCTACCTGGCCGGGTATGTGGCGCGTCACACACCTCGGCCGCCAACCCCGGTGACCGATCCGTTCGGCCGGTGACGCGTGTGGAACGCCTACGCGTTCTGGAGCCGCAGGCGATACACCCGCTGGCAGCTGGCGATCTGGGCGCTCTGGAGCCGCACCGCCTATAACCGCTGGCAGATGCTGATCCTGACACTGGGCACAGGCGCCGGGACCACGCTGCTGGCCGGCGCGCCACGGCCGGGCAGCCTTGAGGAGCTGCTACCGCCGGCCGTGGTGACCACGTGGGCGGTGATGCTGACCCTCGGCTGCCTGATCGGGATGGTCGCCGTGCTCGCCCGCCGGCCCGCGGTGCTGCGGGTCGGCATGACTCTGCTCGCCGGTGCCACCCTGGAGTACTGGACGGCGCTCGCCGGGACCGCCGGATGGGCGCGCGCGGTCGCGCTGGGCTGGCCGATCCTGGCGTTCGGGGCGTGCGCGGCCGGTGACGTCATCGCGGTGACCAGGTCAGCGCACCGAGGAGGGGAAGTGCAGTGATGCGCGAGCTGCTTCCCGTCGTGATCGCCGGGATCTTGTCCGCTTCCGGGGTCACCGCCGTGGTTCAGGCGTTCCTGTTGCCCCGGACCAGCGCGAAAGTGCGGGCCGACACAGATGCCGTGATCGCCGGCAGTGCTAAAGGCGTCGTAGCGATGGTGCATGCCGAACTGGAGGAAAGCAGGGCCCGTGCGCGCCACTCGGACATGATCCTTGGGGAGGCTCTCGGGATCGTGCGGCAGCTGCTGGACGTGGTCCGCCGCTCGAACATCAACGGCCCGCACCGCGCGGAGATCACCGAGCTGGAGGTTCAGGCCCGAGAGCTGGAGATCCGCCGGCACGCCAGCTGACCCGGGGGGCCGGCATGGCGTTTCCGTGCGGCTTGTCGTACCGTAGGGGAGCGGATCAGGCGGTTTTCGACCCTCCGCCGCCGCACTTCTGGTGGTCTATGCCTTGCCAGGTGGGATTCCAGAAGGTCAGGGCCCGGACGACCCCATGGGATGTCCGGGCCCTGAACTGTTCGGACCGGTGCTCACCCCCGGCCCTTCGTGGGGAGTCGGGCCGGGGGTGAGCTCTCGCCCCGCCGGGGTGGGGTGGTGGCGGGGCGAGGACATGATCTCTCCTTGCCGGAGATTACCCACCCGGCCGCCTCCCGACCCGGTGATCCTGATCATTCGTCCGGCTGATCCTGATCTTCGTCCGCCGGCTGGTCGACCATCTTCTGTAGATCCTCCGCGGTCGGTTTCCGTTTCGGCAGCGGAGCCGATGGGTTCTGCCGCCAGCCGCGCTTCCCGCGTTTGTCGCCGTTCGACTTGTCCGTCACCAATTTCACTCCCTCTCACTCCGGGGCGTGCACACTGCGCACCGCCCGTACGGGCACGCCCACGTCACCGGAACGTTCCGAGCGCCGTCGTCTTCAACGCCGCCACGGTCAGCACCTCCCGATCCTCCTGGTTCAGGCACGGGTAGGTTTCCAGGTTCGCTAGCGCGTGAGCGATCCACTGCCCGACCGGAATCTGAGAATGCAGCGACGGACGGACCTCGGCCCGCACCACGCCCGGCCGACACAGGATGCGGACCGCTTCAGACAGCAGCGCGCTGGTGCTGGTTTCGTCCGGCCTCGCCGGTAACCAACCAGTGTCGTCCGGGCCGGCCGGTAATTCGCCTTCACCGATCACCCTGCGGCCCCCTTCGGCGCCCGGTAGGACCGGGGCCGCAGCTCGACACCGGAGTCGGACAGCAGCCGGTGCGTGAACCCGTACGAGCGGCCGATCCTGGTTGCGACGGTCCGGATCGGCAGGCCCTGCCCGTGCAGCCGCGCGGCTTCCGCCCCGAGGTCGACACGGTCACCCGACTCGACGCGGCGGCCCCGGCCCTGCGCGGTCACAGCCCGGCCGCCCTACGCCGCGCGGCGCGTTCCCGCCGTGCCGCCTTGCGGCGCTGCACGCGGCTGCCGTCCTTATCCGGGACCGGCCCGCACCGGCCACACGAGCAGGCCCGCCGGCCAGTGTTGAACGCCGCCGCGTTCCCAACCCCCCCGGTCGCCTTCGCGCATCCGTCGCTCATTCGCCGGCCGCTTTCCTCCGCCTGCCGATCGCCGGTAGCGGAATCACCGCGGCCAGACCTGCCGCGGTGATCCGGTCGCGGCGCAGCTCCCGCACCCGGTCGAGCACCGGAACGCCGGCATCCTCCAACTCGATGTTCATCAGGTCCCGGCCACGGTTGACGGCACTGCGGACCGTGTCCCGGGGCGACCCGGCGAGAACCCCCAGGGAGCCGTACCCGAACGGCTGCTTACCGTCCTGGGCCAGGGAGCCCTTGGCGCGCATCGAGTCGTAGGCGAGGGGATGCGCGATCTGGAAGACCCGTTCCATGTGGCGGGCGATCTCCCGCAGCCCGGACAGCGCGGACGGGTCCTCGGCGCAGCGGGCGATCATGCCGGAGGCTCCGGTGTGCGGATCCCATCCGCCTATCTGGGCGATGATCGCCGCCGTCTTCTGGTCGATGTCGACCGGCCGGGTAACGCCGGCCGCCGTGTCCTCGGCGCGGCGACGGCGCCGGGCCAGCAGCCGGCGGACCGCGGCGCGGTCCGGGGGCGGAAGCTCTGAGAGCCGATCTGAGGCCCTGTGCTTGTTGTGGGGTGCCACGGATACCAGTCCCTTCACGTTCGGCGATTAGGTGTGTGAAGCTTCCCCTACCTGTGACCTGCGGTTTTACTGCTGCAGGTTCAGGTTCATCGGTTACCGTGGCCGCCGGGGGGTGGGGGTCGGCGGGTTCGGGTTGGGCGGGCAGCTCCACTTCTGGGCCTGCTCGTCCCACACCGGATCCCAGTCGCCGTGTCCGTCGCTGCATCGCGGCGGGGGCGGACTGTCAGCGGGGGGCCCGCTGGCCGGCGGTGTGGGGGTCGGGTCCTCGGCCGGCGGGTCGGGCGTCTCGGGTGCCCGGCTCGGGCCCGGATCGGGCGTGTGGCCGGCGCGGGGTTCGGTCCGGGCCGGCTTGTCGGGGGTCATGTGGTGACGTTCCTCCGGTCTGCGGGCAGCCGCCGCGGCGGCTCGCGTGCGGGCGGCCGTGGTGGTCCTGGTGGTCGAGCTGGTGGCGCCCCCGGCCGCCGCGGGGCCGGCCCCGGCCGGGGCCGTGGTGGGGGTTCCGATGGTCGCCGGGGGCAGGACGGATGCGCGGGACGCCGGCACCTGCGGCCAGATCAGTAGCGACATCAGTAGCCCGCTGGCACCGGCGAGAGCGAGCATCAGGAACGAGTGGCCGGGCCACCGGATGTGGCGGCCGGGTCGGGCATGGCGGTGCATGATCGGGTCGAGTCTCCCTCGGTGCTGTGGGTGTGCTGCTGGTCCTCGCCGTTGATGCGGGCAGCGACGGCGAACGCTTCGGCCGCTGACATGATCAAGGTCCCGGCGAAGGCGTGGCGCGCCTCGTCCGGTCCGACGTAGATCAGCACCCGGGGGTGGACCGCTCCGGGGGTCGCGCCGCGTACTACCGCACGCATGCTTGTCATGATCTGGTGTCTCCCGTTCCCTGCGCCAGGTGGTTGTGGTAAACGCTGGGAAGCCTACGCCGAACCGAGCCCGTGTCAACAGTTTAGGCGGGTGGTGTGATGGCTGTTGGGCATGTGCCGTGCGGCGTGTCTGAGCGGTAGCCGTGTAGGTTGGTCGCTGCACGAGCAGGGCGAAAGGGAAAGGCCCGCAGGTGGTTGCACACCTCGGGCCCTGGTTCCCCTCTCCCTGCGCAGAACCACCGACGCAGGGAGAAGTTGTGCCCCAAGGTACACGCGCACACCGCCATCGATCCATGTCGATCATCGTCGGGACGCGACCACCCGCCCGGTAATGGGCCGCCGACTCATCGGCGCAGGTGCCCCCCTCAACGTCCTGTACCGGGCGTTCGAGCGTTGCGGGCACCCCGGCATCAAGCGCCAACACGCGAACATCCTCCGCGCGATCGTGGACCTGGCCGACTGGCACACCGGCGCCGTGAACGCGTCGATAGCCGACGTCGCGGACCAGGCCGGGTACTCGCCACGCCGCACCCTGGACCTGGTGCACGAGCTGGCCGACGCGCAGATCATCACCTACCGGCCCGGCTACGTCGCCCGAGGCCAAGGGGTCCGATCGTGGTTCCTGGTATCGAAACGGATCCTCGCCCACCTCGCCCGGCACGCGGTCGAGGCGCTGCTACCCGCACGCCGCCAACGGGCCGCGGAACGCCGCGCCGCATCCGCCGAACGCTGCCGCGCCCTGGGGACAGTCCGGAGGAAAACCGCAGGTCGTTCGCTACGCAACACCGTCACAGATCCTCCACCTAGGGATGGGGTACCGCCCGATCCACAGGACGGGACGGACCCAACCAGACACAACACCGAACCCAGATCGGAGCCCACATGACCGACCCCGGCCGACGTGCAGCACACGTTGTTCGCGCTGGTCCATTGCGGTGAGGTGGCGCGGGACGGGTTCAGGTTCTCGCTTCCGGCCCCCGCCCAGCCTCGGCCCGAGCAGGACCGTCAGTGTGGGCATGCGCTGCCCGGCAACGACGGCGACACCAACCCCGAGGAGGAGGCGTGATGCAGAGGCCCATCGTCTGCGAGCCGCGCAAGGACTGCGAGGACCCGCACATTTACCGCTGGCACTGCATGCGCGGGATCGATGGCGCACCAGACGGCATCTGCCCGCTGAAGGTGTGCGAGGAACGAGGAGCAAACGATGACGAGTTCCGCGTGCCGCAGCATGAGGCTCCCGGTGCCCGCTGAGACCCCGCCCGACATCCCGCCGGTTCCGTCCTGCACGTGTCGGACCTGCCTGCGCTGCCCGCTCCCGCCGGCCAACCGGATACACCAGCTGCCCGCCGCGGGCCCGGGCTAAGATGCTCGACGTTTCCCCAACCTGGCGAAAGGACCCACCGATGATCAAGTATTTGATCCACCGCGCCGTCCCACTGTTCCTGGTCATTGGCTTACTGACATGGATCCCCACCAGCGTGCTCACCGACGTTGCAGAGATCGGCCTGAAACTCACCGTCGTCACGGTCCTGCTCGTCGGCGTCGCCCGCCATGGCGGGCGCCTCTGCAGCCGGTGTGTCGATGCGATGTCCCTGAACGGTCCGGAGACCGCGGCCCGACGCCGGATGCTGCTACACGCCGCCCACCATGCGATGCGGTTACTCGGGATCGCTTTCGTGTGCCTCGTGGCGTCCGCGTTCATGGACGCGGACAACCCGATCGGGAACCTACTCAACAGCACCGGGTACGCGGTCATGGCCCTGGAAATCTTCACCGCCGCGGAACACGACCGGCTGCAGCCGTGGTGCCCGTTCTGCTGCCACGGCCACGGCGGGGACGACGAAGACGAACCGGTCCCCACGCCGCCCGACCGCCTCGTCTCGCACTGAGCCCCCGGATGCTGTTCGCGCATCTCCTAACCCGAGCCAACCTGATCGTGTTCCCCGGGCTTGCGGTCGTGGCTTGGCTCACGCCGAAACCGGCATACATCGCCTTGTGGTTCGGGATGCTCCCCGGGGCGTTCGCCGGCGTGATCCACGCCCCGCCGCGGTGCCCGCTCTGCCCAGGTTCCCAGCCGCCGCCGGGCGCGATGGACGCCGGATGGCGTCGGGCGCTGCTGCGGCTGGGCCACTGCACCCTCATCGGGGCCACGGGCGCGGTCACACTGACAATCACGGGTATCGTCATGGCGGATGACTCCACACTCGGGCGGCTGTTGTTCAGCTCCGGATGCGTCCTGTTCGCGCTGGGCCCGTACGCGCTGGAGCAACACGAACGGCTGCGGCTGCGGTGCCCGTTCTGTTGCCGTGGAACACGGCGGTGACGGCGCGGCCGAGCCTGCGCCGACGCCGCCCGACCGTCTGGTCTCCCACTAGCCCAGGCCTACGGTAGCCAGATGGAGTCTCCCCAAGATCTGACGTGGCGTGACTGGCTGACGTTCTACCGGGCCGTCCTGTCCGGCGTGAACGGCAACGCCGGCCCGCTGCTGGATCTCGCGAAGCGCGACAAGATCCCGGACCGGTTCTGCCGGTACATCCGACCCACCGGATAAACCCTCAACCCGCGCTGGACTCAACAACCTGTTGAGTCCAGCCGGGGACGGAAACTGTTGACACGGGTGTGTGTGCCGTACACACTGAAGCCTCCAGTTCACCCCACCTGGCAGAGGGAGCACACCAGCATGAGCAACGAGTTCGAAATCACCGCCGACCGGCCGTGCCCGGCTGAGGTCTTCCCGATCTGGGCGGACGCGACGGAACGCACCGCGTGGGAGGTGCAGATCCCCTACGTCGGCAGGGTCTGGTCCTACGACAAAGGCGAGCTGGCCCGGTGGCTGCGGGACGCAGCGGAAGCCGTCCAGGCCGCACCCAACCACGGAGCGGACGCCCCGGCGTTCCACTGGGACGGGCTGTGGCACGCGCAGTGCGCGTGCGGCCGGACCTTCACCGACCACGACCAGATGGAGGCACGCCGGCTCCGCGCGGACCACGTCACCGTCATGGAAGCAGCCCTGACCGCCGCGCCCGGCGGCGGCCAGCTGTGGGAGCGGCGGTGACCCGGCCGCGGCCGGGCGTCTCAGCCGCCGCAGCCGCCGCCCTGGTCGCCGCCGCGGTCGGGTTCGGCGGGATGGCCGCCTACAGCCGTGACACCCCCCGGGCTGAAGCCGCTATGGTCCCGGTCCCGGACCAGCTGACCGCATGGATGGCGTGCCGCGACGTCATGCAAGTACAGGTCACCGTCGCCCCGTACACCGCAGACCAGCTGATCACCGACCAGCCCGACGAACTGACCGACGCCGCGCGGATCCTGTACGCCGCAGCCGTTGACCTGACCGGCCCGCTCCAGTCCGCCGTGGCCGCCTACGCCCACGACCTAGCAGCACTACGACTCGCCCTGCTTGCCGGAGACACCCCCGACGTGCAACGGATCCGCGCCCACGCCCGCGAGCAGGCCCAGGCCATCGCGGACGGCTGCGCCAGGATCGCACTGTGACCCACCGGACCATCACCTACGGCCGGTGCCGCGTCCGCGGTGGACCGTTCGGCCTGGCGTGGATCGTCGAACGTCACATCGGCGGCCGGTGGCGCTTCATCGCGTGGCGACGCCGCCGCATCGAGGCGTGCCTACTGGCGAACCGCCTCGACCGGGCCCGACGATCCCACGACGCCGGCCCGGCCGCGACCGGCGCACCGGCCTGCCCCTGCGCATGCATGGCCGACATCGGCTGCCCCTGCCAGTACCCCCCACACGACCGCTGCGGCTGCAGGCAAGACACCTGCACGGCATGTACCCAACGGGCCCCGGGACAGAAGTGGGCCCACGACATTGACCGCAACCACCCCATGCGGTTCGGAACCAGGACCGAACACGGTGACGAAAGACACGACAGGTACGACAGGGAAAACTAAACCCCGATGTCGTCTCTGTAACCACACCTGGGCACAACACCAAGAATCCGATGACGGATGCTGGGCCGAAGACGCCCCGGGGCAGCTTTGCGGCTGCTCGTGTTACCTGCCAGACGAAGAAACCGAACCGGAACCAGAACCGGAACCGGTTCTAGTGAAACGCACACCCGTCCGCCCCCCGAAACCGCCCAGAGCTACCTACACGCCGCCCTTACGAGAACGACGAAAACGAGTAGCGAACTGGAGGAGCACCCCCCGATGAGCGGCACCGATAACCAGCAACCGCCGGACCTACGTGCCCGGCTGATCGCCCGTGCTGATGAGCGGGTCGGCGACCGCCCGGTAGCAGGCCTCCTACTAGAGGCAGCCGCCGCACTCGATGAGGCGAAACGCCTGCTCGACGCTGCCGCGCGCGTCCTGGCCGCGCCGGGGCGTATACGGGACGTTGCGCCCACAGCTGACGACGTGGACGTGACCGACTGGCAGCGCGCCTACCGGTCCGCCTGCGAGACCTTCACCGAAGGAACCCAAAAGTGTTGACAACACGGGTGGGGATTAGGAGGATGGTGCACGACACGAACCACCTGGCAACGGAAGGCAAAGCGATGACAGCCACCACGTACGAGGGGCCCGCTTCCGTCGAGTGCACAGCGGACACCGGGTACTGGCCGGACTGTCCGCTGGCAAACGAGCGCGCCACCGCGTACGCGGTGGGGGCGTGGTCCCGGTTCGTCGAGCTGGAGCCGCAGGCGTGCCAGATCTGTTTGGCCGGCGACTCGGAACGCCCGTGCGGCTGGTCCGGGAAGGTCGACTGCAGGTCAGACGGTCACGTGATCGTGTTCGTGTGCCCGCGCTGCCAGGACGAGGTCACCCAGCCGGCGCCCGGAACCTGATCCCCTTGACTGCCAGGAAGGGAGGAAGCGATGCCCGCGGAGTGCCGGAAGAATGCCAGGACTGGGCACCGTCCCCGGACGCCCTCCGCATACCGCCGGTAGCGGAGGCCATCGGGCTAACCCAACGCGAATACCAAGTGATTCTGGTCCTGTGCTACACGGGTTTCGGAAACGCGGACATCGGCAGGATTCTCGGGCTGACAGACGACACCGTGAAAACCCACATCCGCAACATGGGCCCCAAACTGGGGGCATACAACCGGACGCGGCTCGCCATAGAAGGCTTCGCGCGGGGCATAGTCGCCTTACCCGACCGCTCAGAACGACCACCGATCGCGGTTATAACACAATCGGAACAGGCAATGGCGGCACTGCAAAGGATCGTGCAGAAGCACCGGGTCATGCACAAAACATTCGTGTTGACCTGCCCGAGCTGCGCCGCAGCGATCCAGCTCCGCGACTACATCCGCGCCGAGAATATCCGGAGGCTGGCGTAATGACACCACGACCGCGAGGAAAACCAGACGCCGGGTACACCCAGGGCCGCACATCTCCCAGGGGAATGACCGGACGACAAAGACAAGTCCTGGAAGAAATCCTCGCCGGGGCGACCCAGACCGAGATAGCCAGAAAAATGTTCCTCGACCGCAGGGTGATACACCGAATCGTCGAACAGCTCGTAACCCGGGGACTGCTCCGCGCACTAAGTAAAAGAGGTCAGTACGAGCTGACCTACGCGGGGAAAGTCGTCGTCGGGCAACAGAAAGCAGAACCGATCGAAGATGACATCGAGCAGAAAGAGGAACCGACAGACCGGTAAGATATTCAGCGAAGAGTAAACACCTGGCGGAGGAGAAGAACCGTGTCAGAAGACAGCGTCGAAATGGGCAAGAGCATTGAGGATGACGAGAGCCGCGTGGTTATCACGTTGCGCAGCGGTCAGCAGGTAGGGGCGGACGTGACCTCTTTCAGCATGCAGCCGGCGCCGATATCCGGTCAGCTGCGCGAGGTGAAGTGGGAGCAGCGGAAAGGGGCGGATCCGGTCCTGGGATACGTCGACCTGAGCGAGATCGCCGCGGTTCACTTTGAGCAGATCCACTGCGAGACACCGGCCGTACGGACGGGAACACTGATAGTCAAGCTGGACGGATCCGGGCACATCATAAACGTGAAGGCTGACGAGACTCGGGGGAGCGTCACCGTACACAGCAGCGACGCCGGACCCGGATGGGAGATGTCCCCGAGGGAGGCCCACATACTCGCTACGGCATTGCAGCGCAAGGCAGACGAGGCTTCCCTGTGAGCCCAGCCGCCAACCCCGAGCCTGCCGGCCCGCAGCCCGCGGTGGCCGAGCTGCCCGACATCGGCCTATGGAAGTGGTACAGCGACCCGCCGTCGCGTGACCTGGTGCTCGAACGCCTGGACTCCCTGCCCGACCAGTTCGGGGGGGTGCGGGTGGTCGACTACGCCGATTTCGTGCAGCCGTTGCCGAACCCAGAGAAAGTCATGGTTCCCCGGCGGTCGCCGAGCGGCGACCGGGTGGTCGAGGTTGAGGAGAAGGTGCCGACCTGGACGTTGTACGTGTCGGTGGCCGGCCGGGTGAAGATGCTCGAAGCCGCGCAGGCGAAGAACGGGTGGCGAGTCGACGTCGGGCCAGCCGGCGGGGCAGACGAGACGGAAGGGTTCATTGAGCTGGGCGGCCGGCTGGTGTACCGGGAGCAGGTCAGCATCTTCGCGCCGGCTGCAGGGCCCGATGGTGGCTGGACGGCGCTGGGGTGCCGTACCGGGCAGGTGTGGGTGCCGGACGACAAGGCGTCGGGGGCCCGGCGAACCAACCCGTTCGAGAAAGCGCAGACAGGCGCGGTGGGGCGCGCGCTCGGGCTGTGGGGGTTCGGGATCCTGCCCGGGTCCGGCGTGGCGTCACTTGAGGAGATGCAGCACCTGCGGCAAGCCATGGCATCCGACACCATCGGGGATGCCGCGCAGCCAGGACCCGCGCAGCCAGGACCCGCGCAGCCAGGACCCGCGCGGCCAGCACCGAAGGGACGCAAAGAGGCAACCGAGGAATTGCTGACCGTGCTCGAAGAACTTCGCCAGATAAAGGGATCCAGCGAGGAGGAATTCCGGGCAGGCCTGGCCCGGTACGTGGCGGACTCCCTCGGGAACCGCGACGCCGTGCACAAGGCGACCGGCGAGATCAGCTACGGAAAGTTGAGTGAAGGTCAGATCACGCTGATGTTGAACAACTTCCGTAAGTTGCTGGCCAGCAGCAAAATCGATGCGGGTATGGGCTCGCAGGATGAGGGGACGTAAACCACCGATGCCTTCTCAGGAACACAAAGACAGGCGGATCAAAACCGCGGAGGCGCGTAACGCGGCCAGGACCGCGAAGCGGGTCAAGCTGGCCGGGCAGATCGAGCAGTTGGAACGGGAGACCACGAACGAGGACGCGCACATAGCGTGGCTGAAACAGATGCAGGTCGACGGCCAGGCGGCGCCCGATCAGGGCGAACTCGCCGAGACGGACGGCAGCGGCGACGAGGACATGGAGAACAGCGGATGATCAGGCGCGGCTTACGGGTCGGCTCGGTGACGGTCACAACGGATGTGGATCTGCGGTCCATCACCGTGGCCGGCGTGCAGGCCCCCTCCGGGGAAGACGTGTCGGGGGTGATGCTCGACGCGGTGAACGCGGTCCGGGCCCTCGCGCAGGTCACCACCCGGCCCCGGCAACAGGCCGGTGACCGGGTCATCGACGGCGACCGGCCCGGCACCCTGGCGACCTGCCAGGCCTGCAACGGCATCGGCCTGGTGCACGTCCCCGACCCGTCACCGGAACCGGTGCACGGAGACAGCCTCCCGGTCCCCGTGTTCGGGGAGGACCCGGATTCCACGATGCATCTCCCTCGGGTCTTCGCAGCCGGCGGCGTGGTTTCCTCCGGCGGAACGACAGTGACCGGCCCGCCAGAGGAAAACGACCGCTGACCCCCCGAACACCCGCTAAACTGTAGACACAGAACGTCATCAACCCACCTGGCAGCACGGCGAGAGGGCTACCCCCATGGACAAGGAAGACGTGACCAGCACCGCGGTAATCGGGATCGTGGTCGATAACGACCCCGGTCACCCGCCCCGGCCGGTGTTGCACGCCATGCCGGCGTGCGAGCTGCTCCGGACCACCACCCGGATGGACCGGCGACGCCGCCGGCAGCGCAGGTTCAACCGGACGGTGTCCGTTGCCGCCGCGCTGCTGGTCGCCGTGGCGGCCACCGCGGCGTACCTGCTGCTGCTGCCCCGGTGATGGCGCAGGGCTCCGGCAAGCGACGGAAACGCAGAACCATGTGGATGCGTGTCAAGCTGTCCGCCGTGATTCTCCTGAGCTTGGTGTTCTGGGCGGCTGTCCTGTACGTCATCGTCCGCTGGACGCTCGACTGGGCAGAGACACTCGACCGGCAGAAGCTGTGAACCGGGTCGAGCTGGCCGGGGTGCTCTCCGACGTGGCCCCGGTTCGGTTCATCGCCGCCGGCATGCCGGTCCTCGACTTCACGCTGGCGTTGACCGACGCCAGATGGAACCCGGAGACCAGCACCCACGACGCCGTGAACACGTTTGCGCGGTGCCACGCCTACGGCACGCAGGTCGAGCAGCTCGAAGACGGCGGCGGGCTGGCCAAGGGCGACCGGGTACACGTGCTGGGGAAACTGTCGCAGCGGCGCCGGCTCATGCCGAACGGGCAGACCGAAGCCAAGACGCACGTGGAAGCACTCACGGTGTCGGTGCTCGCCCGGAAACGCCGCCCAGCCGGCCCGGAGGACCCCTGGTCGGCGGGCGGCTGAGGCGACCGTGGATGAGCACGCCGCCCGGGTCCAGGCGCTGGAAGCGGAACGGCTCCGGCCGGTCCGGCGCCCGGACCCGGGCGCGTGCATGTCCGGGCCCACCGCGCAGCTGCAGCGGGCCCGCCTGGTCGCCGACATGGAAGCGCTAGAACGGGCGCAGGCCGCCGCGTGGGAGGCCAGGAAACAGGCAGCGGCGGCGGCGCAGCGGGCCCGGTACGCGCGGGCCCGCCGGCTGGCCGCAGACGATGAGGGGAGAGCGACAGGATGACCAAACCGGACGATGAGCAGTACGACAAAGAAACAGCGGAGCGGGTGGCCGCGGCCCGGCGCGTCGGGGAGATCTACCGGGTAGTGCAGCCGCTGGTGGCTGGCTCGTCCCGCATGCGCCTGCGGTGGCGGGGACTGCGCTGCGACGACTGCGGAGCCCGGGCTATCGGCGGTATCGCGTGGGACCGGGCGCAGCTGGCCAACTGGATCCTGGACCACCGATGCACCACGGGTGACCGGTGAAGATCCCCCCCGGGGAGTCCGGGTTCCCGACCGTGTCGGCAACCCGGCTCCGCACGTACGGCGCGGAAGGATTCCGGCTCACCGGGCAGGAACAGCCCCGCGGCTGCCCACGCAAGTACCGGGCCCGGTACCTCGACGGGGTAGTCGACGAACCATCGGAACGGATGCGCTACGGCACGGTGTTTCACCGGATGCTCGAAGTCGCGGAGACCCAGCAGATCGACCCGTACGCGGCGCTGGCGCAGGTGTTCCCCGCCGACATGGACCCGGCCCTGTTCGTCGAGGCCCGCCGCGACCTCGACGCCTACCTGGCTCGGGAGGCCTCGCCGCTGGACGTCATGCACACCGTGGGCGTCGAGATGGACCTACAGGTGCCGCTGTACGACGATGAGGACCACGGGCAGATCTGGTACCGGGCGATCCTCGACAAGGCGCTGGTGGACCCGGACGAGCCGAACGTCCTGCACGCGGTGGACTTCAAAACCCGCGGCGCCCCGCCGTCGCTGGCCGACATCCGCGGCGACGTCCAGTTGAAGGGGCAGGCGTGGATCCTGCGCCGCTACTGGCAGCGGGCGTTCCCCGACGCCGGCACGCCGGTGGTGTGGACCCACCTGGACGCCACCAAATGGCGGGACGTGGCCGTGCGGTACACCGACGCCGAACTCGACGACTGGCACGCCTGGGCGGTCGCTGTAACACGCACCATCCTCCGCGACGATGAAGCACTGCCGGTGGTCAACCTCGGCTGCACCTCGTGTGTGGTCCGGGACGACTGCCCGGCCTACACCGATCTCCCCACCCACGGCGCCCGGCTGGCCCGGGCACTCGCCAGCGGGGAACTGGAAGACCGGATCGGGTGGCGGGACCAGGCCAACGGGGTGCGGCTACTCCTGGAAAAGGCGGTGAAGGCGGTCGACGCGGACGTGCGGGCGTACGTGGAAGAACACGGGACGCTGGTCCTCGGCGATCAGCAGTGGACGGAGGTCGAGAAAACCGCCGACATCTGCGACCTCGTGCGTCTGTCGCGACTGCTCGGCCCGCTGGTCTGGGATGTGGTGAAAGCCGTCAAGGGCAGGGTGGAGGCACTAACCGAGGACTGGCCTGCATCCGATCGAGACGAGGTGTTGTCATGCTGGGAGCAGACCGTCATCGGCAGGGAGGTGAAGCGCACCAAACACCACCCGTAAGAACTGTTGACAACAGTCCGGAGTCTGGCTAGCGTTCGACGGGCATTCCTTCACCCGCCTGGCATGCGCGAGAGGAGACCACCCCATGTTTCGCGTGCTCGCAATTCACCCCGCCGCGGTCCGCCAAGGCGACCACATCTTGGTCGTGCAAGACCACCGAGCAGATCAGGAACCCACGGTGATGCTCGACACGGACCCGGCCGTTTCCGCAGCCCGAGCAGCCGCAGACGGTGGCGTCGATGTGGTGTTACTGCAGCCACACCCCGGCGGTTTCAGCTCGGTTCCGCACACCATGCACCTGCACCGCGACGACCAGCTGACCGTGATGCGGAACCAGCACCCGTGAAACGGGGCAAGCCACTGAACCGCGACCCGGAAAAGACGCGGGCATGGCAACAACGCTCCCGGACCCGGATCGTGACCCGGGTCCGGGAACCAGAGGTCACCGCCGATGAACGACCGGGAGGGGACCGGCCGTGGCGTGACGGCCGACCCGGGCGGCTTCCAGTAAGCGGTGACCGGGCGGGGCGCCGGAGGGACACGGCGCCCCGCCCACGCGCCACACCACGCCGCAACGACGCCCCCTGGCGCGCCGCGGTACTCGCCGAGCACGGCCCGGCGTGCGTCGCCTGCGGAGACACAGCCCACGTCCAGGCCGACCACCTCTGGCCACGCTCCCAAGGCGGCCCCTCAGACGTCCGCAACGGCCTCCCGCTCTGCGGCGAGTTCTCCCGCGTCACCCCCGGCGGCTGCCACCCAGCGAAAACCGCCGGCCGCCTTCAGATCCGGCCCGCCTGGCTGTCAGAGCAGCAGCGTAGGTTTCTCGCAGACGCCGGCTGGGTGGTATGGGACGACGCAGGCCGCCCGCTCGGGCGTGGCTGGCGACACTTCACCGACCAGGACGGGACGCCATGAGCGACGACACCACCGATCAAGGCCCACTCGATGAAGGCCCGGACCTGGGTGCGATGGCCCAGGCGTCCCTCGACGTTCCGGGAACGCCAGCTACCGATGTCACCGGCACGCAGGAACCGATGGACGGCACCGATTACACGGTGCTGTCTTTCACCGGGATGAAGTACAACATTCTCGAAAAGATTCCTAAAATCGGGGATAAGCTGAGGTTCGAGGTTGAGGTGATGGTGGTCGGGAACGGCGACAAGCTAATGGCGAACGAGACGATCCGGCACCAGGTCATATGCAAACCGACCTTGATCGTTCAGATCGTCGAAGATGAAGCACCGGCCGGGGACGGCCCCCCCACGTACTAACCATCCCTGTGCCCACGTAATACCTCACCTGGCTGATGTTGCCGTAGGCGAAGAGTGGGCCCCGCCGCGCGCGGGTACACGGCGAACGTCGAGGTCACACCGGAAGGAACACCCTGTGAAGCACGCGAAGTACCCGGGCGGTCCGCGGGGGAGCATCGGGCCCGTGAACAAATACGTGGGGCAACGGATAAAACAAGAAAGGACGACCCGGAAGTGGTCAACCGAGCGGCTCGCGCATGAGTCCGGCCTTGGCTCCACGGCCCGAATCAATTCGTATGAGCGATCCGATCGCGGTATCTACGTACACGTGTTGGCGAAGATAGCGGAAGCGTTGGGCGTGCATCCCGCCGAGTTGTTTCCTTCACACCCGGTGGATACGTTCTCCTGTGAGGAGATGGAGAATTTCCAGGCGATCGCCTGGTCCAGATGGAACCGGGCCCGCGCCGGTAGCGACTGCTATCCCGACACAACGCCCGAGCAGTGACCACCCGCACTACGGTGGTGGTCTCATCCACCACGACAGGGAGTCGTCATGGTCGACATGACACGCGATGAGGCACGACGGCAAGTGAACCGGGTACGGGACGGCCTGCAGCAGGCCAACCAGGCCCTGCGGGCGCTGCACGCCGGCCGCGGATGGCTGGCCCTGGAGTACGCGTCGTTCCGGGACATGTGCGCTGGCGAGTTCGGCTTGTCCGAGCAGCGCGCCTACCAGAAGCTTGACCACGCCCGCACTGTCGAGGCGATGGCCGAGGCCCTGGCCCTCGACCTGGACGCGGCCACGGCCCTCGACGTCGTCACCGAGGCGGTACCGGAAGGCCTGGCCCGCGACATCAAAAACGTCGTGCCCGACGTCGTGCAGCAGGCCCGCCGTAACCTCGCCGCAGTGCCCACCGGCGCACCCCCGCACCGCCGGCACGCCGAGCAACGCGACGCGGTACGACGCGCCGCGCTCGATGAGGCACGCACCATCCGGCCGCCCCGGCAACCGGAGCAGAGCCGCCGTACCGTCACCGGCCTACCGGCGCCACGCCGCAGGACCCCGTACGCGGAGGCCGTAGCCACCGGCCGGGCGCACGCCGAAGCGGTCCGGGTACTAGTCGACGGCCAGGAGCAGCTCTCCGACGTCGAGCGGCTCCAACTGCTCGACCTGCGCGATCAGATAGCCGCCGCGTACGACCGCGCCACCACCGCATGGAGCGGCCGGCAGGCGACGCCGGCGCCGGTCCCGGACCCGTTCAACCCGGCCGCAGGGCCACACTGACAAGGCCGGCACCCGCCCAG